TGCTTCATACGCAGTCTATCGCTGGTTCGAGTCCAGCTATTACCACCAGATGTTGGGGGTTAGTTAAATGGTATAACCGCGGATTTTGATTCCGCTATTAAAGGTTCGATTCCTTTACCCTCTGCCATATATCGGTCCGTAGCTCAGTGGAAGAGTTCTGGTCTTCGAAACCAGCTGTCGGGAGTTCGAATCTCTCCGGACCGGCCATAACAAGGAGATAGTAATGAAAGCAATGACATTTATAAATGAAAGAAACGGTGAGCAGGTAGTATGTGACGATATCCGTGCCGTTCAGGTCATAGACGGCATAGACTATCTCATAGTACACAAACAAGATAATCCTCGCCCTTTTATGATGCGCAAGGATGCTCTTAAAAAAGTCAACGGTGTTGGTAGTGTAATGGCTGCACGGCTGTCTGTGAAACAGTAAGAGAGAGTTCGATTCTCCCCTTCACCCCAATGCCGCTTTAGCTGATGTGGTCATAGCACCGGTTTGAAGCACCGAGGAACCAGGTTCGATCCCTGGGGGCGGCACCAAATTATTTTAAAATAATTGTTGACAGGAAGTAGAATAGACTATATAATAGTTACATACTAAGAAGTTAGTAGTGTTCTTTAAAAATTAAATGTAAATTATTTGCCCCGGTGACGGAATTGGTATACGTGTTGGTCTTAGAAGCCAAATTTTAGGAGTTCGAGTCTCCTCTGGGGCACCATTAATTGAAGGCATTGACAGGTATCGTCTAGGGACGCTTAGACTCATGAGGAATAGGGCCATCTTGCTCCTCTGACAAAACTGTGGCAATGGCTTAGGAGGGAAAGCATCCCACTCCAAAATTCGCTAAGTCCCATAGGGCTATAGTGCTTTCAATTAATGGTACCGGGTCGTTAGCTCAGTTGGTAGAGCGTCTGCCTTACACGCAGAATGTCGGCAGTTCGAGACTGTCACGACCCACCAAGCGATACGGAGCATTGGCCGACTGGTTAAGGCAACAGATTGCTAATCTGTCATTCAGCAATGGGTGAGTAGGTTCGATTCCTACATGCTCCGCCAATTTTTTTAAAAGAGGAAATATATGAAACCAGGTCCAAATTATAGAATGTCGTCGCTGACTAAAACCAGTCTAGCGTTAAATGTATTTAAAAATGCTCACGACAGAGGGCAGTGGAAGCGAGCAATGATTGATGCAGAGTTGTCTGCTGCTGTGCAACCAAAACGTGAAAAGCGTCCATCGGGTCCACAAGGAAAATAAATTGGGGGTGTAGCTCATCTGGTAGAGCAGGACCTTTGCAAGGTCAAGGTAGCGGGTTCAAGTCCTGTCACCTCCACCAAAGTATTGCCGGTTTAGCTCAGTGGTAGAGCAACCGCCTTGTAAGCGGTAGGTCGTCAGTTCAATCCCGACAACCGGCACCAGTATTACCAAAAAGCATTGACACTTAGCATAAAGAGTGTTATAATAGTTTTGTTGTCTAGCAATAGGCAACCGGTGAAGCGAAGGGTAGATGAGGATAGACACACAGGCGTGAGCTCCATGCTTACTCCGAACTTACAATCCAACTTGAAATTGGAACGTGTTTATGTGATCCGATCCCTAATAGAATGTCATTTGTCAATCGGAAATATATGGACCTCTGTGTATTGAACTTTGCACATTGTCAAAGGAAGATTATCTTCCATTGTTCTTTGTCCGGTCTATTGCTTGACCTTTCGTCGACCCGTTTAAATAGGAAATAAAATGTCAAGATTTTCGTCAGAAAAAGCAGTTGAGATGATCGGTAACAGATTTGATCTAGTTCTAGCAGCTTCTCAGAGATCCAGAGAAATAAAAAATGGATCGATTCAAAGAGTCGATGGTAAAGATGCTAGTCCCAATACCACTGCTCTAAGAGAAATTGAAGCAGGCAAATACACTCTTCAAGAATGGTTAAGCAAAATTCCTCGTAAAAAGAAAGGATACAAAGATGAATATTTCCCTACGTAAAGCCAATGTTGTGCAAGCCAACATCAATGATGCTATCAAAAGCATCAACATCGAAACAACCTTAGAACTCAATGAGTTCCAAGACGTGCAGGCGGCTTTAGTCAAAGCCAACGAAACACTGTTTGCCAATGACGGTCGTCGTCAGCGCCTACTGTTGGCTCTGTACAACATTCGTGGGCTAGTAGGAGCAGCCAATGCTCAAAGTGGAGTTGACACTAAACTGGCCACTGCGGCCTTTATTGATAAACGTGTTGCTCAACTGGATGAGCTGGCCAAACTGTCTCCAGTCACCGATCTTGCAGTGATCACCGGCAAGTTAGAAAAGATCAAGAACAGCGAAGGCGACAGTCGTCGTAGCCTTTATGGTTACAATGATACTGTTAGTACAACAGTGATTGGTCAAGATCAAATTGATCAAATCAAGGCTGAGATTAAAAATCTCAAGAAGCAGAAGCAAAAGATCAATGACGAGATCCTTGAGCTAAACATCAAGACAGAGATCCCGTTAAGTGACGAAGTAATGGCAACACTGACTGCAGAAAGCCTGATCTAACAGACCCCGTGGCTAACCAACGTTACTGGTTAGGACCTAATTATCGCGGGATGGAAAAGTTGGCATTTCGTCAGTCTCATAAGCTGAAGGTCGTCGGTTCGAATCCGGCTCCCGCAACCAATACAATATGAAACTATTTGAAGCAACAATTAGAGTTAATGGTAAAGAATTTAAGGATCGAGTAGGAGCCAACTCGGCAGAGGAAGCACGTATGTTATTACAACAGCGTCACGGTCCTAGAGCTGTTCCATTTATTCCACACATGATTCCAAGTTAATTTCGGAGTGTGGCGCAGTCTGGTAGCGCACCTGGTTTGGGACCAGGGGGTCCAAGGTTCGAATCCTTGTACTCCGACCAATTTTTATAAAAGGCAACAATGACAAGAGAAGAAGATCAAGCAGCAACAGATGCAGCAGTAGCAGAATTTCTAGCCAACGGTGGAGTTGTACAACAACTAAAACCAAATCAGAGTGGAAGAGTCGAGGGCGAATCTTATTCTATGTGGTCAAAGAAAAAACCTTCAACATCGCCTTTGGCCAAAGCGCCAGAAGACGATGAATAAATAGAAACAACAATGCGGGGTTCGTATAGTGGTAATACCTCAGCCTTCCAAGCTGATGCGGAGAGTTCGATTCTCTTACCCCGCTCCATTTTAGGGTAGTTGCAAACCATGATATTCATAGAAAAGAAAAATTATCTACCAGCAGAAATATATGACAGAACTTACGGATCTATAAAAGATAATCCTTCTATTCCTTGGACATACGGACATGGTATTTCACTACCAGATTTACCTAACGATCATAGCGACTGGGATTTTGCATTTTGTCATCACCTTTTTATTCACGGAGCTTCTACTGGTTCTTTAGGAGATCGAGGTGTTGAATTTTGTAAAAAGATGTGCGAAGATTTTGATTTAAAATTAAAAGATATTGTACGTATTAGAATGGGGCTAATAACTAAAACACCTCATCATGTTAGGTACCATCCCCATACAGATTTTGATTACCCTCACCTTACAGCACTGTACTACTTGACCACTTGTAATGGACCTACGGTAATTTATAATAAAAAGCAACCAGACCTAGAAAATCTAGAAGACATGATAGAAATACCCTGCGAAGAAAATAAGCTGGTTATCATTGATGGAAATTATTATCATACCCCAGTTTCACAAACAGATAAAAAACAACGAATAGTTATTGCTTTTAATTTTACTGTAGAAAATGATTAAAGTAATCGACTATAACGATACGTTTAGAAAATTTGACTTTAGTTCTACGATCAGTAAAGAAGATAATACAACTGCCATAGGCATTATAAAGAATATTATCGCTGATGGGAACTACTTTACAAATAGTCCTAAATTTCAAACTCGAGAAAACATTTTTGCTCGACAGGAAGCTGTATGGTTAAAGTACCGTATGAGCTTTCTGTTCTCGTTGTTTATGTATCTTGGTCGTGAAGTCAAAGTGTCTAACATGATGGCCTGGTCATTTATGACCAATCTTGAGGGTGCCGAAGATAGAGAAACACTATGGCACAATCATTGGCATCCACAGAATCCCAATGCCAAGATGATGAGCGGCATTTTTTATCTACACATTCCCGAAGACGTAAAAGATCGTGACTACTGCGGAACTGAAATGGCTCCCAATGGTCCTAAAAATGATGGGAAATTTTTTGTTCGACCCAGTGATTATAATTGGTTATTATATCCTAGCGATCAATGGCATCGCCCAGGCATAGTTCAGAGTGCCGATTATAGATTTATTCTAGCAGTTGATATAGAATACTGCCTGTAACTGGATTATGGAAAAATCTTTCAATCGTGTAATAGCCTATGGTTGCAGTTTTACCGCAGGGGACGAGATCATGGATCACGTGTTCATGGACACGTCTTTTGAAAAATGTAATCGTATAAAACGTCAATATATTATAGATGTAGGAAGAATTGATGCTGGAGCTAAATTTAGAAAAACATATAACATTCAGAAAGCTGATGCAGAACTAAATCGCAACCACTCGTGGGCAGCTTGTTTGGCCAAACACCTAGATTTGCCTTTTGAAAATCGAGCAATCAGTGGTTCGGGTATAGATCAAGTGTATTTCACTATATATCATGATCTGTTAAGGTCCAGTATATCTAAAACAGATTTAGTATTGGTAGGGCTTCCTCCTCAATATAGAATGATTGATTTTAGAAACCCTCATAAGCCACTACCTTTACTACTTGCTCATTTAGATAAAGATAATGTAGAAAATAAATTGTTAATTGATATGTTTAATGATGATTTTGCACATTTTCATTATTTCAAAACTGTTGAATTATTGTGCAATTTAAAAATTAACATTCGACTACAGCCCATGCTTCCAAATATGATTTTGGGGGCATCTTACAAAATAAAACATACAAGCGATTATATCAACAGTGTTTGGGCCAACAGCACGAAGAATATGCTACTACCTGAAGAATCTTTAAAACATCCGACAGTAAACGGGGAGAAAATTATGTGCGAATTCGGACATCCCCCGGTTGAGTCGCATGTGTTGTTGGCTGAAAAAATTTACAGCCAAGTTGAGTTTTAGGTGTTTTGTGGAGGCCTTGCAGTCAACAATCGAGGATTTCCAACATATTCAGCTGGGCTTGGTGTTTTGCTATATTCAGGCGCATTTGCTTTAATCCAAACGTCAACAGCGATTATGTGCGGCATTATATCTCCGCCCTGTTGCCATACAAACAATCCTTGGGATAAGTTTTCTAAAAGTTCTTTGATAGATTCTTCAGTCATGTTTTCTCCAATATCAAGTAGACTAATTACTATGTATTTAACAAATAAATAGTTTTATGAACAATGTTAAAAAAAAACTGTTTACATTTGGCGGTTGCGATATTCTTGATATAGCCCATGATCAATTATTAGCTTCGGAGTTTGATTTAGTTCCGTATAATCCAAAATTGGGCGATGCAAAAATTGATTCTTTAAATTTTGAATTATCACCAGTTCCCAGCAAAGGCACAAGCCTTATGTCATTGTATACTGCACCGGGACCAGCTGCGCATAGATTGTTAGACACGTTAATGCATAGTCCTAAACGTGAAACAGCTCTCAACAAAGAATTATACAGTGAGATATGTAAATTTCCATATTTTAAGTTTTGGAAAGAAAATGCCGGACCAAATGACTATCTGTTACTTGGGTTCAGTGCTGAGCTATATACAAAATACTATACAACTAGTGAATGTTTTACCTTAATTCACACAGACGGCTTACTCAAAATTCAAGACGCTAGTCATTGTTTACATTGGTTATACAAAGAGTATATACAGAAGGAGCAGCATCTTCTGTCCTTTGATGAACAAGTTTCATTGAATTGTACCAGTGATTTAACTGTTGATTTTGCACGAGACATTTATGAAATTTTTCAGGATAGGGTATTTGTAGTAAAGACGCACTTTGGCAGTTTAATTAAGTCTGATAACAATCTAAAAGAATTAAATGTAACGCCAGCAAACTTAGTATATTATAAGCAGACAAAAGTTATGGATTCTCCGTTTATGACATATGCTGAGAGATGCGCAGGAATAATACTTAATCAATTCGTACGTCGGTATCCAACTGAATTAAAACCTATAAAATTATCTGACAAACATATATTTTTAGATCCTGGTCATAAATGGGGAATCAGTCCGTGGCACATAGCCGACGATTCTAGAAGTAAAATAGCAAATTTAATATTAATGGAACTGTGGAAAAAAAGTTTCAAAGACAACAAACTCAAAAACTAAAATGATCACAGTATATTGGACAGTACCACAACACTACGATTTTATAGGACTAAGACAACCAGCGCCTTATCCTTTGCTGTCTAATTTTATAAAGAACAAAAATATGTTGGTGCCTGGATTAGAATACAATCGGTGCCCGGCATTTAGACAAAGTCTAGATAACACATTTGTAGGAACAAGTTCTGTTGCAGTGTCTTTTGGTTATAAATTTAATCAAATACACTGTGATCAAGATTCACAGGCCGCTGTAGAAAAATTTGTTCAAATACGATCTCTACAAGAAAGAGCATTTCTACTTAATTCGAAACATCTTTTTTTTACAGAAGAAGATTCTTTAGAAGTCACGCTTACTGGTGCCTATCTTGAAGATGACGATTTTAACAACAATATTACTGTGATCCCAGGAACCTATGATATCGGTAAATGGTTTAGACCAGTAGAGTGTTCATTCTACATAAAACAAGGAGACCGAACACTCACTGTTCAGGAACACACTCCTATCTACTATCTACGATTTCATACACAACAAAAAATACAGTTCAAGCGGTTTATATGTACTCCAGAAATACAGGCCTATGCCAATACCATTTTAAATTCACGTAATTTTAACGATGGCAAAATTAAATCTATGAATTGGTTTTATGATATTTTTTCTAAGCAGAAAAATTTAAAAAAATTGTTAGTTAAAAAAATAAAAGATAACATTATAGATTAATTTTGGAAACACGTATAAATGGCTAAAGAAGATGTAATTGAATTAACAGGGATCGTTGACGAAGTTTTGCCGGGCAATATGTTTAAAGTAAAAGTAGACAACTTGCCTAATGTACTGCTGTGTTATACCAGCGGCAGATTAAAACAACACAAGATTCGTATTATTTTGGGAGATCGGGTCAAGGTCGAAGTTAGTCCCTACGACATGACCAAAGGTAGAGTTTCCTATAGATTATAGAAACAGTACTTGAATAATTATTGATTATTTTTTTCTTTGGCTTCTTTTATCATTTCTTTGTAATCTTGATTTGGGTGATTTACAAGATGAGAATGATAGATGTCAATTATAGTTTTAGGTGCAACACCATCAAACAATCTAGGAATGAATCCATGAAGTATACTGGCTATTCCTGACCAAATTAGTCTAAGGCCAGCAATCAAGGCCCATTTTAAATGACCTAGATAAGTCACATTGCTTTTGGTTAAATGATCATCAAACATGATTTCTAAAATGGTCTCTTAGGAGTTCTTGGTCTAGTTTTATACCTGACATAAAGTGGTTTTTGTTTAAAACAGCAGTTTTATTTATTTTTAAATTGGTAAATCTTTCTCTGAAAAAATTAGAATATTCTAATTCTAGATTGTCATCTTTTCGATACCAGAAGGCCAAATATATGGAATTTTTTACAGGATCCACTATTAGGTTTGCGTGTTCATTCATGTCGTTGAGTTTTTTGAGCATGCTTAGGTCAAATATTGTCCCGTCTATTTTTGTTATATCATTCCGACCTATGTGTTCATAAAATTTACTTCTCTTCTTAAATCTATCATTGGGAACAACATCAGTATTATATACAGGCATTATCACGTGCAACATTAGATTTGAATCTAACCTTATTCCATAAAAATCATCTACTTTTTTAAACCAGTCAGCACTTCGACCTATTGTTCCTTTTTCTATGTGAGCAAGAAACACAGGTCCGCTGGTCTCATTGGATCCAAATATACTAGTAACTGATTTGAATATTCCTTCTACAATTCCTACTTTGGCATAATCTTGTATATAGGACAGTGTTTGTATATTTAATTTTGGCCAAACAACTTTTCTTTCTTTACTAATATGTATAAAATCATCAATCATGTTTGGGTAAGGAAATATTATGAATTCGAGAGTATCGGCAAACTTTTCTAAGGCTTCCATAAAATTGATCGTTTCATGAGGCTTATTATGTGGATCCATAGGGACCTCAAGGAATAGATTTTCTGTTACCGCAGGACTGGCAAATACTGGTAGTAGATATACAGCCAAACTACTGCCGTGATTTAGATTTCTTGTATGCAGACACTGTCCAAAAAATCTTGTAGAATTTCTAATAGAAACTTTGTATAAAAATTCATGACTGTGTTCGATTATTTTAGGCGTTCCGGTAGTTCCGCTGCTGGTACAACGCATAAGAATATCTGACGGTTTAGGAAATATATTTTTGGCAGTTTCAAAATCTTCCATATTGTCTATAGTGCGGTCTAGGTCAGTATGGATTGAGTATGTTCTTTTTGAGCAGTTGGAAAAAAATTTAAATTTGCCTGGTATATCTTTACTTGTTATGTTCATAGAATCATGTAAAAATATATCAATAGGAGCTAAAAGTTTTGTTTTAGGATCATGAAACTCAGTATCAGTAAAACTATCTATTCTGGTGTAGTCTACAATTACTATTTTTAAAGACAATTCTGCTGCTGCAAATATAATTGCAAAATAAACGTGATTCATGGCCTGCATTCCGACCAATATAGATTCACCCGATTTTGCTGAACATTTGTATTTTAAAATATATTTCCATTCGTCGATTGAAGAAACTAACTGAGATTTGTCAAATCGAATATTGGCTCGTAGTGTGTTTCCAATAAAGTTGTCGCTGATCATGTGTCTAGATATGACATTTTTCATTTAAAAGTATTCCGATGTAATATAGTATCAAGTATTTATTACTTGACTAATCACTCGTTTGATGTTATAATTATAACATAAAACAACGAAAGGTACTCAATGGCTGGCAAAGCAAAATCGGTATATCTAACGATAACCAAAAAAAATTCATTCAAAACAGAATTTACCAAGATGTTTTTTGATGCTAAATCATTTAACGATTATGTAAAAACTGATGAATTCAAGGCCAAGTGGCCAGTTGAAGAGTACAATATTGTGAAAGAAGTATACTGATGAAAATTAAGTTTGATAAAGATACAATGCCCGATGAACTGTACAACGCTCTGTTACAGCATTTTGTAAATGAAGCAGTTGGATTAGGTCTAGAAGTAAACAAATTTACCCAATTTAATAACTGGGTAGTCGAATGTGAGGTCGCAGCCGAAGCCTCCGTTCATTAACGAAAGGAGGCTATTATGCCTAGTGTTTTTTTAGTTAGCGACACACACTTTGGACATACCGGAGTATGTCGTTTTACCCGTAACGATGGTGTTACTAAGTTACGTCCGTGGGATAGTCCTGAGGAAATGGACGAAGCCATGATCAAGGCCTGGAACGAACGAGTCAAACCTACAGACAAGGTCTATCACTTAGGTGACGTGGTTATCAACCGTAAATCGTTAAAAACTCTTGCTCGCTTAAACGGTGACAAAGTGTTAATCCGTGGCAACCACGATATCTTCCGTGATGACGAGTATCGCGAATACTTTCGTGAATTGCGAGCTTATCACGTTATGAACGGTATGATTCTTAGCCATATTCCGTTACACAGTGACAGCTTGGGTCGTTTTGGTGTTAACATTCACGGACACACTCATGCAAATCGTGTGAAGCGGGCTCGTGGAGTTGATGCTAGAACTGGGGAAGTTTTATACAGCGATGAGAACGATGTTCGTTACCATTGCGTTTGCGTGGAACAGACTCCGGACTTTGCTCCCATCTTGTTTGAAGATGTCATCAAGAACATCGAAGCAGAAGGCGGCAGTATCGGATTTAGAAACGGTAACGGACCTACAATGTAGTATAAACTGCGTAGTTAATAGGACTCTTTGGAGTCCTATTTTTTTGACTGGCATAAATAATACAATAGAAGATAGATCCAGGAGTTTAAAATATGCCTTTACAAATTCGCAGAGGAACCACCGCAGAAAGAATAACCATCAGGCCTGTCGTTGGTGAGCTAATCTACGACACAGATATCAAATCTGTATACGTTGGCGATAGTACTGACGGCGGCGTCACCGGAACATTAGGTGGAGTAGGAATTACAGTATTTGGCGTTGAACAGGCACAAGACGCTGCGGCAGCTGCTCTTGCAGCTGGAACTCATAGCGGTATCAGTTTCACCTATGACGATGTTCTTAACAAAATAGATGCAGTAGTAGGTGGCGGCACTGTTAATCTGGATATAAAAGGATCAGTTTTTAGCGATGACACTTCGGTTATACTGATTGACGGTGTGTTAGCTGCAATAAATCTAGATCAAACTATAAAAAGCAATGTCATACCTGCTGTTGACGTTACCTACGATCTAGGATCAGCCAGTAAAAGATTTAGAGATCTTTATCTAAGCGGCTCCAGTATTAAACTAGGCAATGCCACAATTACAGCTACAGGAACTGCTGTCAATTTACCCTTAGGATCTACTATAGGTGGATCTATAATCAGTTCAGGTGATGGCGTTATTAACGGATCTAATTACAATGTCAACATAATAGGCGATGACAGTAGCGTTATTGTCAATACCAGTAATAACGAAGTCACTGGAACATTTACTGGCGACATTACCGGTTCCGTTTTTATGTCCGATAGTTCCGTGATAGTAGATTCCGTTGACGGAGTAGTTTATGCTACCACAATTGGACCTCACTACGGAAATGTATTTGGAAATGTGATCGGAGCCACCCAGGGTTTACATACCGGTAATGTAATCGGTAACGTAGTTGGCGATATCACTGGAACATTAACAGGCAATCTAGTTGGTTCTATGTTTGGTTCTGTATTCAACGAAAGTAGTTCTATTATGGTTGATACAGACAATGATAGAATTATAGCTTCACAAGTTATAACTCCAACAATAAGAAGCAGCACTAATGCATTGACCTTTAACTCTTCAGATACTACTACTGGATTGGAAGTAAATTTTTATGTAAGCCCTCTTAGTATGGATCTCTGGGGAATATCCAATGGTCCTCAGCAGGGCCCGGCGATTCAATTCAAAGCAAGTAGAGGTACATTTGCTGCTCCAACTGCCCTTCAATCACTAGACCTAATAGGCGGAACACTAAGTTTTGGACATAACGGCACTGACTATAAATTAGCCAGTATAGTTGGTTCTTTCGTTGATCCTAACGGTTCTCTTACTGCGGGTGTGGTTCCGACTAAGATTTCTCTAACAACCTTCCCAACCAACGATCCGCTAAATCCAAAAAATCTAACGATGAATAGAAACGGGTATGTTTCTATTGGTTATGCCATTACCGATGATGCCGCTGCACATCTTGATATTAATGGTGCAATGAAATTAGCCCCATTGAGCACTGCACCAACTAGCCCAGTTTCAGGTATGTTAGCAGTTGCAGACGGAACTGGTTGGAACCCAACTTCGACAGGTAAACATACACTGGTTTGCTATCTAACTTCTGCCTGGGTTCAGGTTGCTGTAGCACCTTAAATTGTAGTAAGTACTCGATCAATAAACTCTGCAGGATAGCTGTTTCTAAAACTATTCCAGCAGAGTTTTTCCATAAGCGGCAACGGATGCGGATCGTTCCAACTTATTCCTAATTCTTCTACATACTTCTTCATCTCTCCCTGCCTAGTGCTGTATATGTGACTGGCATGATCTGCTATACTGATTGGCCCTTCGTGTTTAGCGTATGTGAAAAAGTAATTGATACTTTTAAGTTTGCCGTCTACTACAAAGTAACTGCTAGGATGCATACTGTACTTGTATAACCCTAACGAATGATGTGCTTTTATAATTGCTAACATTTGCTCCTGCCAATCTGGAAGTACATCGTTGTAATTTTCTTGATTGCACCCAGCTTGTTCCCAAAAATCAGGTCCATTAACTTCTAAATAAATTTTTTGTTTTTCTAAATCTATATTCTTTATTACTGGAACTAGATTCGGATACCTATTTCTCATTTGGGTAAGATAGTTTACTTCACGTAACCATTTTTCCTGCATAAGCTCAGGGGCGACTATTTGATTTTGTCCCTTATGATAATTGCCCTCTGTTGTGTAGTGTTGTACAAACACTTTTTTATCAGCACTCATCAAACTGGTGTAAATAAGATTGTTCCGACACAGACCGTGTCCTGGAACATTGTTATAATAGTATTCGTACTCCATACAATTAATTATCAAAGATCTCATACAATAATGATATATCCGAATAACATTTTTTCAGTACAGTTAGACCTAACCGATAAGTGTCAGGCCGCCTGCCCAATGTGCCCGAGAAATGATCATGGGGGTATAGATATGCCTTACATTAAAAATATTGAGATGACTTTAGAAAATGTTAAACAATGGTTGACTTCAGAATGGATTAATACCATTAATTGTTTTTATGCTTGCGGAAACTATGGTGATCCCTTGATGGCAAAAGATTGTCTAGCAATTTTTGAACATCTTATGACTTATAGCAAATCAGATTGCCGATTCAAAATATACACTAATGGTAGTCTTAGATCAAACGATTTTTGGATTAAAGCTGCAAATTTGTTTAACACTAATAATTCCATCATATTTGCAATTGATGGTTTTAAAGGAGAACATGAACTTTATAGAAAAAATACCAACTGGGATAAAATTATTTCAAATGCAAAAATTTTTATAGAGCATGGAGGAAATGCTGAGGCAGATGTATTATTATTCAAACATAATGAAGACAGAATTTATGAATTAAAGTCTTTCTTATTAAGTATAGGTTTTAGTAAAGTAAACATTAAATACACAGAAAGATTTCTTGACAAGGAAAAATTTCCAGTAAAAAATAAATCCGGAGACATTGAGTATTATCTAGAGCCACCAACTTCTCAAAAAATAATTAAACACGATGTTACTATTTTTAAAAATCTAACTGATATAATACAAAATTTTGATATAGTTCCTATGTGTCACGAAGAACTTTATATCAACGCAAACGGTGATGTTTTTCCTTGCTGTGCAGTTTCGACATGGTTAGATCATTCAGTTAATACCAATCCTGTCACGTTTGACGAGTTTACAAATTTACATCAGTTTGAGTCTGCCAATCTTGTTATCAAAGACATCGGATACATTAATCTCAAAAATACAGATATAGCAACAGAATTGGCAAAGTCAAATTGGGAAAACATAACAAATCATCATACCACTGGCAATAAAAGTTTAGTGTGTGCATCAAATTGTAGTCCGGGTTTTTTTGATAATTTTAAAAGCTAGTGTATAAGGTTTAAATACTGTTATGATAATTGGCATAAACAACGTTCCATATTATGATATGGAACAATATTTAGACATGGCAGCATTTGAAAAAATGCAACCTGAGATCTTACAAGGGTTTTCACTATCACGAGATTGTGCCAAAGAAGGTACCTGGATGACTCCGGGTTTTACCTTTGAACAAATGAGTTACATTCCCCATTGGAAACCTATATACCAAGCAATGCAAGAATTTATGTCGATGCCAGCTACTGATCCTATTAAAGCAGCAGGTCTTGAACTAATGCCTAAAGACTTCAAAGACTTTAAACAACGTAACTTGTTTACTCGATACATTAAAATGGCTATGGGTGCCTATGATCCATACATTTATTATTACCTATGGGAAGAAGGTTCCTGGGATGATCGTACTGCTCCACGCAAGCTGACTCCGGAAGCAGAATATTTTCCCACAGTAGTTAAGTGGGTTGAAAGTCTAGTAGGTACAGTGTTCAAAGACATCGGCCGTGTCATATTCTTCCATTGTGAAGCAGATGGTATTCCATTCGAACATCGAGACCTAGATGCTAAGAACGGAATGAATCAGTCATTCCCCCATCGAAATGAATTTATACACATCCGTCCTAATACTAAAAAAGCATTTTACATTTGGGATCCTGAAAAGAAAAACAAAGTGTATCTTAACACAAGAGCAGCCTGGTGGAATGATCAAGATTGGCACGGCGGCGAAAGAATTATGGAACAAAGTTATAGCCTTAGAATTGACGGAAAGTTTACAGAAGAGTTTCGTAAAAAATTAGGAATTGAACACATTGAAACCTATTGAAGAGTTATATCATAAATTACAAGTATATGCAGATTTAGAAGAGGCCCGCGAATACTATACTATTATCAAAACAAACTTTGCAGATCAACGCTGGAGTGTTTACAAACATGCAGAACGTCTTACTAAAGAAGCATGGTACGGATTTGAAGATGTAGATTACGCTGTTGCTCCCGGCGGTTGGGCATTGCAAACACATCTAGAAACTGACGATGTTTGTGCTCCGTGGATTGTTGATACATATAATCCAGTACACCGAGCCCATAATCCAATGATATTTGGTTTTGCTGAAAAATTATTAAAGAAAATTCCAATAGCCAAGTGGTTAAGCATTAGCGAAACTCCGGCCGGAGGAGGCATTGTATCTCATCAAGATAGTCATTGGCACATACACTTGCCATTGTATAGTCCAGAGAAAAGTTTCCTTACATGGGATAATGAAAATAAAGAACCCGTGCATTGGAAACATTTTCCATCAGACGGCAGTATCTATGCCTGGAATACAACTGAACAACATACTGTGCTTAACAAGAGTGATGATCTAAGAGTGCATTTATTTTTTAAAGTAGAAATTAAAGATGTTCCAGAGCTGTTAAAAATTTCAGGAAAAATATGAGCAACCCACCTCCAGTGATGTATAAGGATCAACCAGGTTTTGATTATTGTCTAGAAGTTTTCAAGGCCTGGAATGAGCATCAAAGTCTAGACTTTGACACAGCACGTATATCCATGATGCGTAATAATCATAATACAACTACAGCAGAAGACTTTCTTAGTAACAAAGAGTTTAAAGAATTAATAGGCTACATAGTAGACAATCCAACATGGCACCTGTTCTGGGAAGGCGGCAGCGCATTAGCAAACGTCAATCCAGAGTTTCCTAACTACGATAAGATAATGGCACTTACTGTAGATAAGATTAAAGCTAAACGTGGAGACTTTCTAATTGACAATATGTTTATTAGACGTGCTGTTAATAGTTTGCCGTTGCACACAGATCATGTTTACAACTGGCCAGACAGGGTACCTTCATTTACTTACGTTATTCCATTAGCAGTAGAACGTAACGGTTCATTTAGTGATGATTGGAGTGGAGTCAGTACTGTGATGTTCGAACAATATCAATATCGCAGAGCCTACGGCGCAGACGTATTTGATGTAGAATTAAAAACAGGCGATCCGTTCCCTCAAGAAGATTATGCCAATGTTAGTCAGCACACAAGTGAAGAATTATTTGGTCTTAGTTTAGAAACAGTATTCCCTTGGAAACAAGGATCTATGATTACTATGGACGCTTATAGATTGCATTGCAGTAATAATTGGAGTCAATATGGCATCGATGCTAAATGGGGGTTAATTATTCAAAGTGCCAAGTTATTAAACACGTAATGAGCAAAATTTTCTTGAGCTATTTTATCAAAATGGCCAAATGGTTGACGCTTATAGTTTCTATCTAGACAAAATTGGTAATACGACCCGTAGCCTTGATTTTGGTCATTGTCAATTTTTAAAATTTTTTTACCAACTATATCTAACATATTTTTGTAGTTTGATGATATTAGATTGTTTGAACCTAAAATTTGTATATATTCACTAGCATAATTTTTACACACACTGTCTACATAAAACATTTGATTTAAAATTTTCTCATTATTATTATTTTCAATTTGTAAAAATTCTTCAACATATATATTGTTAATAGGCAATTGATTTTTAAATCTTGAATCTTGATACCATTGCATTCCTAATTGAAGATATAAATCCTTATCTCTTGCAAACACAAAAGAATCTTTAGGGTAATAGATTTCTGTTCTATCAGAGTGTGTCCAACCAAAAATTACAAGACTATTGGGGTGTTCTAATAATTTATTTGGAAGTAGTCTTAAACTTCGGTCGTTACTGCCACCACTCATTGCAAAATTGTAAACGGGGATATTTAATAATTTACCTAGAACTGAAGAAAATGCATATTCTTTGTATATGTTATCAATTTCTTCAATTGATATTTGAGAAAGATAGTATTGATCAATTAATTTGTCAACTCCTGGAATTGATTCAGCCCCGGCAAAATGACTATCACCAAACACTATTATTGAACTAATTTTTTTGGTCATTGAGATCCCCAATAGTTAAACATATATTTGTCAGTTAATCCACCGTTCATTCCACAGTGCCAGTCATCATATGTCGGCCACTGATAAACTGAACCACGAGCAGGACGATACACAGCACTTTCCCCCACAATACTAATGTGTCCGTGTTGCGGTTCTTGTATATAACAAGTATACCGCACCAAGTTCCCCTGCTTTCTAAATTCATCAATATTCTGGTGCGCATCATAATGCCAAGGAGCCATACGGCCTGGACGTATTTTACTAATCCAGGCCATTAGTGGTGTTGCTTGTACAATGTTTTGAAATGTATCAATAACATCTTTACCAAAATCTTCTTTAAAATAATTGGTCCACTCGATCATAGAATCGTTATGTGAGTATCCTGCCTGTTGCCACATTTTATCTAATGTTGCAAACTCTGGAGTGTTAGGGAAACACCCGTAGTTATACTGCATAGTGACACCGTTACAAGACTTGCACTTGTCAACTACTACATCCCAGTCGATTAGATTGCCTGTATTAGTTATTAAGTTCATAATTAAATTTTTTTGTTTTCCGTAATATACTGTTAAAAACTATCACAGGTAACTTGTGAGTAAATGCTATACTTAATATGTTCCATCCATGTGGTTTGTGTTCATAGTGTTTTATCCTTGTTCCAGGACGCACCCACCACGGAGTATAGTCGTCGTGATAATTTTCATCACTGCGTTCAGGACTTGGTTGTTGGTGCGGAGAATGAAATGCCTGTTGCCCAATAACTGGGCAACCTATTTCTTTATAAATTTTTAAGTTAATTACGTAACATTGAGTATGCAATTCGTAATAGGCATTTATGTTTTCTCTATCTAATATATGTCCCATAATAAAAAAATTATGTTTACTAATTTCTTCAACAAATTTATCTCTATCTAAAAACTCGTGACCTTTTCGGTATACTATAGCATAGTCGTATTCTTCCACAACTAATTGTAGCTGACTATCTTCGGTTGAGTCGTTAACTAAAATGTCAATTGTCTTCATGCCAGGTAGGTAATTTTAGTTGAGTATTGACATTAAATTCGTTAATGTGTCCTGCAAATTTTGAATCTTGATAATATATAGCTGCTGCTCTAGAAATAAACCCAACATGACAATTATAATCTTTTAGCTCAGTTAATATGCGTTGTTCTGCACGTATTCGAGATTGCAAACTATAGAAACAACTAGTTAGGTAGTAACTAAAGATGTTGCTAAAATTAATGAATGTATTTGGTACAGGTTTAACTAATTCTGTAATATCTAATTTTTCTAACAAGTTGATGTGAACAAATTCAAAACGTACGGTATTAACAATCTTAATCCAATTGTCTGGCTCAACTACAGAATACATACTGGCAAATCCGTAATCCCATTCTTTATCAATAAATTTAAACTTGCTTCGGCCTAGACGTCTAATAAATTCTTCATAATCACCGCCATTGTATTTTAACACAACTTCTCGCATACAGTCCAATGCTAGGTAACTATAATCGTAAAATCTAACAACGGTAGTTTCGTCATACCCGTATTTGTTCAAGTAGTTAACCCAATTAAGTCCTGCTGCTGGAGTTACCAGTTGATGGATAATCGGCAAATCTAGCGTTTGCACTTGTTCATTATTAACCGGATAAAAAAACGAACCATGCCCAAGACTAAATTTTTTGTTTTGCCATTCTAGTCCCTGTTCAAATGAATCTTCAGATCGACCGTCCAAATAAAATATATTTTGAGCCAACTCTATCTTATCTGCTTTATGTAAAACAATATCACCTACTAGATCTCTTAAGTTTATTATTTGAAAATGATCAGTTGGTTCAATAACAACCACTCCGGCATCTAACACATCAATACCAGTCGGTACTATTATTGCCGTTTTAAAAAATGCACGAGCAAATTCTAACATTTCGTTTAGATTTTTACTTGCTATAACAAAATATTTTTCACTAAACTTAAATAGAGTCTGATCACTAACGTTCTTAACCAGCTGCCTTGCAGAAGGAATACACTGATCTATTTCATCTAATATACAAACTACTACATCACTGTCTGTTTGGTTTCCGTACTGTATCAACTTCTACTCCTGGCTATTAAATCACAAAATTCATTTTTTCGATTGCCAACTTTAAAATGTGCAATCATATGTATCCTGTCTTGCTCACTGTTATTAACTACTTCGTGATCTTTACTGACGTTAAGCAGTATGCTCATTCCGGGCTTCCAGGGAACGGTCAACCCGTTAACTGTCATTACACACGTATCGGGATGGATCACAGCAAGGTTTAAGGCAAAGTCATGCTCGAACGGATCAAAACCTTCTAAGTCTTTAGGCTCACAATCTCTATGCATATTAATTCTGCCGCCAGCGGCTAATTTCATGAAGCGTATACGTTTATATGTTTCTGCTGGAAATGCTTTCCAAAATTCTGTAATAGTAGGAGCAAGTGTTGTAAGTTCAGTCCAATGATACCCGTCATCGGTATTTTGATAAAATTCGTATCCGTTTGTTTTACCTATGCCTAATCCATGCAAACAACAACTAGACCACCCACTATGTTCTTCTGAGCCCCTATGGTCAACATAATACGGTTCGATTAGTTTGACTTCTTCTGCCCAAGTACTAGTATTAAATGGAACCTTGAGTTCTAGCCAATCAACATGGTTAGGATTGGCAAACAGTTGACGGACTAATGTTTCATTATTGTTCACAAGATATTTATAGCGAGTAAATACTCAATGGAAATTATTGATCAGGGCATATTCATTTTAGAAATCAATGGCAACATTGCCACAATGAATTTCAACACAGAAAATCCAAAATATTCTGCTGAACTTGTAAAATCTAGTTTTGAGAGAGAATGTAGAAATTTACTGAGATTGATCAAATACAGATGGGCTCCGGAGATAGTTGAAATTAATCCGCATACTCGCTGTATCTCTTTTAAGTGGTATAATAATACCTGCGAAAATACTTTGCCAGCAGACTGGAAAATTCAACTAGAAAAAATCACTATAGACTTAGATACTGAACAACTTTATAAACCTAACTTTTATCCCAAGTGTTTTTATGTTGACGATGCAGGAACAATACATTCATTTGTATTCTATAGTACCAGTGACTATGCTGAACAACCTATCAGTATGGAATTTTATAAACCTATCCTTAACGATGATAGACTAGAATTAGTTAACAAATTGGCAACCGACGGCAAACTAGATATGGGTATTTTAATAGAACATGCATTTAATGATTATATTGAATGGCCTGATAATGCATTAAAGGAAATTTTTAATAATGTCTACAGATAAGTTTTGTCCGTTGCCTTTTATACATATTAGTTCTACAAATGACAGTAATTATAGAATTTGTTGTAGCACAGATGAGCAGGTTATCTTAAAAGACGACGGGACTCCGTATAACATTCAAAGAGATAGTGTTGTGGAGGTTTGGAATAGTGATTATTATAAAAAAATAAGATCAGATTTATTAAATGGAGTCGAAACTCCAGCTTGTGGGTTTTGTTGGCGGCAGGAAGCCAATGGTGTTTTTAGCAAAAGACAACAGTCAATAGAAGAATTAAAAAACTACTATACCAGAGGCGTTACTGAGCCTGTTCCAACTATGCTCGATCTAAAAGTAGGAACACTGTGCAATTTAAAATGTATTACTTGTTTTCCCGGAGCGAGCAGTCAGCATCAGGCAGAGTCGGATAATTGGAAAAAACACGGAGAAGAAGTTCCAATGTTGATCAAACTTTTTGACGAAAGCATAAAAAAGTTTAATCTTGATGTTAGAAATTACAATCCTAAAACTGTTGATGTTGAAAGCTACATTCAAAATATAGACCCTAGTTTGAAAGCAGCAAAAGGCATAAGTCTTGTAGGGGGAGAACCTTTACTTAATCCGTTTGCAAAATCAATAATTAAACATTGTGTAGAAAAAGGTTATGCAAAAAACACAATGATGACCATGATTACAAACTTGTCGACATTAGACAGCGAAATATTAGATAATCTATCAAAATATCAACATCCATCCCTTATGGTCAGCTATGATCACATCGATGCTGACAAATTTAAATTTATTAGATTCCCTGCAGATTACCTAGAATTTTATAACAATTTTAGGACATTGTTAACGTATACCAATATCCATGTTAAGTTAAGCACAACAATTAGCATTTTTAATGTATTTGACCTGCCTGAAATACTAACACACTTTGAGCAGTTGAGCCAAGAATACAAAAAAAGATTTATAGTTAATGCACAGTTTGTTGTTGTTCCAGATTATTTTAGTATTAAATATCTTCCACAACAGCATAAAGATACAATCTTAAAAAAAATAACTGCATTTGTAAAAGATAACGAAAATTTTAAATTGTTTAATGAAAATCCAGACATGTTGCAAGTGATTAACTCGATAGGAAACTTTATGAATTCTAGTCTAGAAAATTACGATACAGTAGTTGCAGAACAACAACGTGTATTAGCCTTATACGACAGAACTAGAAATACTGATTTTGCCAGCTTGTTCCCGCAACTTGTTCAGTAAATTAGGCTGATACAGTTTTGTAATAAAGTTATAAACAGTTTCTGTTCTACTGCTGGAAGGCCACATTTTTTCTAGATAACTATAGTCCCAAATAACGCGGCGTATTGTCCAATAAGGTTGTATTTCTTTATTGTAGTAAAACATCAACTCGTTGGCAATATCTTTGTTAACAATATCTCCTCCAACACGAGTCCAAGTTAGATCATCAGGAACTGTGTATCCATACTTTTCAAAATTAGATTCAATGTCAGATAAAAATAGATATTGGTCAACATCACTGTTTGCTCTCAGACTAAGTGGCCAAAATGTTAATAAGTCGATATACTTATAACCTTCATTCTTATACCACCGAAATGCATCTTCGAGGTCTTGTTTAGTATCTTTTGGCAATCCTATAACAATGCCAGCAGTTACATACAAGTCGTCGCCCCAACATTCTTTGCCAATGCGCATGCCTTCAATTTTTTTAGCAAGACTGCCGCCCTTCTTGATTGTCTTGGCTGTTTCTTCGCTCCAGGTTTCTAATCCGTAGTAACATTCAATAACACCTATATCTTTGATTAATTGTGCTTGTTCTGGATTTCTGCTAATTAAGTCCAATCGAAGGTAGGCCCAGAATTTAGGTTTAAACGGTAAAGTCTGTATTACTTCGTTAATTAACTCTAGTTTTTCAGTATAGTCGTTGAACGTGTCGTCTGTAATTAAGTATTTGTAGACGCCCCACTTGGTCCAGTTGTCCATAAGTTCTTTACGAATGACTTCTTTGTACTTTACATATTCTTTTGTGCTTTGGTTACGATGTGGGTAACTACAGAAACTGCAATTAAAGATACAGCCTCGACTAAACTCAATTGTTAAGACTTCCTCGGAGTGAATACCGTCAATGTCTAAATATTCTGTAATTGCTTCATTGAATACAAAAGATCCGATCTGAGCCTTGGTATCGTAGTTAACAATTTTGTTGAATAGGCGTCTAGGGCCTTTACCACTTAAACTGTGGACGTAATCAATGACTTGATTTTCACTGTAACCTATAAACACATTATCTAGGCAGGGTTCAGTAATGTATTCGTAGCTTTTGCCTCCGCCTGCAATTACTTTTACTTTAGGATTTTTTGATTTTATATAATCAACATAATCGGTTATGCCACTGCCACTAAACTGATATGCTAGACCTTCTCTATACCAGTCGTGTGCATCTTTATTAAAATCATCCCATATCTCAGGTTCTTTAAGAGTGCGTGTACCGACTGAATATCGGCTGTTTGGTCTGGCGTCATGTCTGTACGGAAACCAAGTGGTACTAAATCCAACAAACAATGTATCTTCACCAACTGCTGTATTGATAATTTCTTTATACACATCCATAGATAATGCACTGGTAAAATCAACTACTAATACAGTATACTCGTGTTTGCGTAATTCGCTTGCTAATCGATAGGCACCGTACCCTCGACTAAACCAATCTACTCCTGGGGTGTCGGAAAATAACACTACGTTATACATTTTCTATTTCCTTGACCACACACGGATCAAATATTCTTGCGCTAGAATTACTACAAAATAAACCACACGCGGCAATTCTGCCATCTTTGTATGTTTTGTCCCAACCTTCTGACAGCTGGGTTAAGAACTCACTGGTTATCACATCGTTCCAATCTGTCTTTAACAGATTAACTTTATCCTTGCCGTGCTCATTCCATAGTTTCATAAATTTATCTGGCAAGGGTTTAAACTTATACAAGTGTACACTAGTTGCTGTATAAACGCAAGGAAAGAAAAATCCTTCCGCCGAAACATAACACATTTTTTTCTGTTGTGCTTCGCAGGCAATAGGACTTCCTTCTGTTATAGTTAATGCTTCTTTAATACGACTGACCCTATCTCTTTGAAATATTAAGGGATGAATGTACTGTTTTTGAGTTGGATGTTCTATTTTAATTCCGTTACTGCCCTGATTGGTAAGTTCGAACAAATCATCAACTAAAAACTTGTTACTGCGTTTAAAAATAAAATGTTCAAAGCCTAGACTTTTAGCCAATGCTTCTGCTTCTTCTACTTGATGTTCATTATGTTTGAACACTATGTATTGCCAGTCAGCCCTACCGCCTGCATCTCGATAAGCTGTTACGTTAGCTATCACTTTATCCCATTTTACGTTAACACGGTAAATGTGATTGGTATCTGCTAGTCCATCAATAGCAAACTTGACTGTTCCGTTATGACCAAAAATTCCAGCAAGCTCTGTCCAAAATTTAGGACTTTTCATACCGCCATTTGTGCTAACTGTAATATATACGTGGGGTGCCTTACGTCTGATAATACGGCACACTTCTAAAAAGTTTGGTGCTGTACACGGATCGCCGACCATTCCGCTAAAGTAGATATTCTTTAAATTATCATAAACTTGTTGAGGTATGCGATCTTCATAGAATTCATTTGGTAACCAAGTTTGAGGGAACCAGGAATAATCTCCAGGAGTAAATTCTCTAGTACATTGCGGGCAGGCCGCATTACATATAGAGCTATGTTCGATATCAATCTCATCAATCAAGTTATAGAATGCCATAGAAATATTTAACTAAGTATTCAACGAGGAATAAATTTTATGGGTACTCATTTGGTAAAGTTGTATCAAAATAAGATATACGGGTCAGGTTACACAGACCCAGAGTTCAGTCTTATTGGTGCCGATAGCAAAAATCATTTCGAAGAGCATCTCAAAACACAACCTGCTGATTGGGAATATCGCACTAAACGTGTACTATATAATCGTAACAGTTTAGGACATCGTTGCAAAGATCTAAACACACTAAATGATGATTTTATATTATTCATTGGTTGCAGTTTAACAGAAGGCGTAGGTGTAGCATTGGAAGATACATTTACGTATAAACTAGCACAAGACCTAGCATTAGATTATTACAATCTAGGACTTGCAGGAAGTGGAGCAGACTTGTTATCCGAAAATCTCAGTATGTGGTTTGCCAACATTAAAAAGATTCCTAAGCTAGTTGTGATACAATGGCCTGCACCTAACAGACACTATCAACGATTTGCTGACGGGTTGACTCCTGTAGGTGCCTGGATAGACGTTCGTAACGATGTAGTTAGTGATGAAGTAAAACAAGCAACAAAGTACGACTTTGTAAATGATGAAGTAATTAAGAATTTTGTTACCGCCTGTGATGCAGGATACTTTGAACATTTTTCTAAAGTACTGCGCACAACTACTTTGAACTTCTTAGACTGCTTGGGGGTAAAATATATCGAATTTACTGACGAAGACATTCCTAAACTAGATGTTGGACGAGACTTAATACATCCAGGAATTAAAAGTAATGCCGAACTAGTATCAGTTATTAGGTCTATAATTTAATTTTTTTTCAAAGTAGTTTCTAAAATATTCATCTCTGTTAGTATTTGCTTCAGGAGTATAATTATTTACAGCTGATATGTCCAATAGTTGTTCTATTGGTAATTTAAAATCTCTATGTAAATTTCCAAAGTTCCACATAATTTCTTTAAATTTGTGATAGTGATTTTGGTAGATATCTCCTACATGATCATACGCATCGAAAATATCCATATGTTCATTCTTCCACTTAAGAGGAGGCATGTCGGCGTGTAACGATTGACGCCTTAATTCTTCGGGTAGTTCAACTTCTCTATCAGTTATAGTATATCCTCGAGTATGCCAGTCTTTAGATAGTGTAGATAAGTTTTCAGTCTCACCACTTGGTATGGTTAACGGATAGTATATGAGACTCTCTCCGGTCCAGTTGTTTAGTAACCACTGTTTTGTGTTTTCTAATGTTGCTAAAGTTTCGTGTGGTAATCCTGCAATAAATGATGCGCTGGCTCTAAACGGTCCGTGTGCTTTGAAATACTCTTTGGCTTTTAAAATTCCAGCAAGTAGTTTTTTAGTTTCCATACCCTTACCGATGCTTTTAGCACTGGCATGATTTAGACTCTCAAGGCCGTAATGATGTCCAAAAACTCTCATACGTGCAATGTGTTCCCAGTCTTGAGGTCTACTTACCATTAAGTCTGCCCTAATAAAAGCTGCAAACCACGGTGTAAATTCTAATTGGTCAACGACATCTGCAAACTTAATAATTTTTTCAGTTCTGTCGTTAAATGTTTCATCTGCCAAATAGTAATTTTTAATTCCCCATTTGTCATAGTTACGCTTCATGTCTATTTCAAAATCTAAAGCATCGCGAGTGTAATCGCCTTTGACTCCTAAAATAGGAAAGTTACAAAAATCGCATTTAAATTTGCAACCCCTTCCGATTTCAATTGTTAGCATTTCATATTCGCTAATAAAATCTCGGTCTTCATAACTTTGTGTAAGACTCTTCATTGGAAACGCAGGGTATGTTGTGTTAGACTTAATAAGTCGTTTGCCACTTCTTGCTTGTTCATCTAAATCTGTTCTAGGACGTGAGCCATTACCAGTTATGTATTTGGCAAGTTCTGTCATAGCGTTATCACCAAAACTGTCAATGTACCAATCAATGTATCGTTTATCTACATTAGTACGTAGTACCTCTTGACTACCTAAAACTATTGTTATATTAGGCCACTGTTCTTTAAGCCATTTAGTTAAATTGTCAACTTCTGGTTTCCAAGCATTAGCAAAACAACTAAATCCAAAAAATTCAGTGTCGTTAGTTACCCGAGATTTAATTAATTCTTGTAGTTCTTCGTATTTCCAAAATAGTGTAAAATCCACAACTTCGCAGTCCCATCCTTGTTCTCTTAGAACCTGTGCAATACGATGGGCACCAGTTCCTCTAAAATTATTAGAATCGTTAATAGAAAAAATTAACCCATGAAATTTTTTGGACATATAGTAATTATGTAAATATTCCACTAGGGAGATAGTTTATGAAGTGTGTTATAACAGGTCACACAACTGGTCTGGGCAAAGCCATCTACAATGCGTTCAAAGATGCCGAGTGGGAAGTAATTGGAGTAAGTCGCCAAACCGGGTATGATTTAACCACTGACATCGACCGCGTAGCTGAACTAGTTAACAGTGCTGATTTGTTTATCAACAATGCTAACATTGGTCGTGCCCAGATTAATTTATTAAATGCTGTTAATAAAAATGTCAAACAGATTGTGTTAGGTAGTGTAGCAGGTGAGTTTAATCAGCAACTTCGATCAGATTATAGTCAACATAAAGCAGATTTAGCACAACGATGCCGTGAAATAAGTTTACTACCTGACACTAAAATTCTTCACATACAAATTTCAATGTTAGAAGATGCGGTTAATGGAGATGTGTTAATCAAGTACCAAGAAGTATTAGATGTTATAGACTTCTGGATGGCCAATCCAAGATTTACAAATATTGCTTTTGAGTTTAAACTAACACCGTTTACTTTAGAAAGAGCCAAGGTAGCATTTAACATATCCCCCGAAAACTTAGATCACATTGTGGCAAGAATGTGCGATGAAACAAAGTCAGGACTATGAGATATAACTTAGCAAACACACACATTAAAATTTACTACGAGTCTTGCCCGGAGTTTGAAGAAGTACGCAACGAAGTACTCGCTGAGGGAAATTGGCTAGGTGAAAATTACACTAAAGAAAAACTGGTTATAGAAAAGCATAAAGGGTTTGGCGTAGTCTATCAAACAAGCACAGGCAAGCCTATGGTAATGGGTGGAGTGTACCACGATGAGCGATATCCTGCCAACATAGCAAATATTGTACATAGAGGATTTACGTTTCCAGAATTTAGAATGACTGCTCGAGATATGACAGACGGATTTAGAGTTACCTACAGTTTAATAAAAGCACTAGAAGTAGTAAATACCTTTGACGGCTATATTCTTACAATGCAGAACAGAGATAAGAAAGCTAGTAAAGGTTGGTGGGATAAAGTATTTGTTAAACACATGCTGATCGCAAGTGAAGGCAATTATGTTAACGGAAGCGGGTATATACAGACCGCACCGTGGAATGTACAAAAGTGTTGGCAAAACTTTGTTTATCATGAAAAAGTTCCAGGAGTCATCACTGAACAATGGAACCCGAAGTTAATTACACACAAGGAATGGCTTGAACTAGAGCCTGGGTTATGAACTTAAATTTAAAAATTAGACTTGCACAAATTGTTGGACACATTGCCAGTATTGCGGCAGTGTGGTATGTTATACAAACAGGGGAATATCATCTATTACTGATCACGCTAGCAGTATGGTTTTTTATTGGGCCAGTAAGTCAGGTACTAACATTACATAGATTGCTAAGTCATCGTAGTTTTAAAGTAAGTAAATGGATGGAAAGTTTACTTTCACTTATTAGTGTTATATCAACTGTGGGTCCTACTATGTCTTGGGTCAGCACACATAGGATACATCACGCTAAGACAGACACTGACGAAGATCCGCATAGTCCAAATATTAACAGAAAGTTTTCTGTACTAAGAGGATTTCAAGTATGGATTGGCTACGGTTGGAAAATGCACAAATTAACTCCGTTTCTTGTTAAAGATCTAATACGTCATCCTATACATAAGTTTATCTTTGATAATTATTTCAAAATTATCTTTGCTTACTTGCTATTGCTATTGGCGATGGATCCGATCCTAGTATTGTTTGCCTATGCACTTCCTATGAGTGGCACAGTTTTACTAGTTGGCACAGTTAATGTCTTAGGTCATGTACACGGATATAGGACTCACGAAACACGTGACCTTAGTACCAACAGTTGGCTTGCTAACATCTTTAGTATGGGTGATGGATGGCATAACAATCATCATGCTAGCCCACAAAACTATCGAGCAGGTGAACAGTGGTGGGAATGGGATCTAATGGCTAGGATTATTAACTTGATCCGGATTGATCTTCGTTAACGGAATGTCTGCTGCACAAGTACACCAATCTCTAGTACACTCAATAGACTGCTGCGGTACTGAAAAAGTATCTTGATAGATATTGCCAAGACTACCACCGACTCTGCAAGTGGCTCTGTGTACATCTCCGTCCCAGTTGATCATTAGACTTTCTATACCTGCGTTACACTGCCAACCTTTAAATTGATTTAGGTGTTGTTTAATTACATCGTTGGCATGAATAATTTGTTCGTCGTCTATACGACAATTTGGTGTAACTGTGGCATCTTTGTTTAGAATCCATTCTAAATCTCTACCTTCATACTTTAAATCGTCAAATACATTATGGTCGCCTTCGGTCCAACGTATTCTACGAATTGCATATTTGATGCCAAGCTCGTCAAACTTTTTAACAACTGTTTTTACGTTATGCATATGTTTGTGATGTGCCATAACATTCACAAAGAAATCTCGATCAGTCTCATCGTAAAATTTCATAATGGTATCAAATATTCTAGTCCACTCTTGTTCAAAGTGTAGACTAAAAACAAGATGATTAAAAAACATTTCATTTTGTAAATACCATCTATATCCTCTAGTTCCGTTAGTTGTTAGATTAACCCAGAATATATCTTTGCGTTTAAAATATTCTAATAGAGATTCTATATCTGGATGTATACAAGGTTCGCCTCCTGTAAGACTGATACGTAAAGGCTTGCCTATTTCGCAGAGACGATCCACTGCTCTTTCTAGAATGTTTATATCGGTATGAGGACTAAAATTATCGTGTATAGCACTAGGGCAATAGGTACAGTCGTAATTACATCGTTTACCCAAGTTCCATTCTATTTTAAGTTGATCTTGATGCGGCCAAACGCTGGTTACTTTATACATATTTTTTAAATTCCGGAGTTACTGCTGTAAAACTCTGTGTTCTAGTTGAATCTAGTCTTCTATTGAACTCAACACAATCTTCCCAACGATGGCTTTGATCTCTAGCGGTAAGATAGTTTATGTTATCTTGTATTTGATCCAGTGTATATTTTAACAACTGAGGATATTGCTTTACCAGTTTAAAATTTGGAACTTGAGATTTTATATTTTCTAATCTTTCTAGAGCAAGATCTAACAAAGGTCTAGGCAACACTTGAGCAGACAATTCTCGAGGAAATTCAACTCTATGAGAATGGAACACGATACCTAAGTCATTTAAAAAATATTCAATAATTTTATCTAATACTAACACATTGCTAACCTGCACAGTGACAGCTCCAACAATTCGACTGATATTAGGTATAGACTGTATCTGTTTAATGTTGTTTATCAGTTCGAGCCAACTAGCATTACCGCGAATATATTCGTAACTGCTGTCAATGCCATCAATACTTACATTAACAGCAACACTTTTAAACTTAGGCCAATACTCCCAAACTGTACGATTGCTCTTTCCTAACATACTCAAGTTGGTTGCATATTTAATTTCTATATTAGAACCATAGGGAGCAAGCATATCTAATATGCGATAATGCTGCGGGTCCATCAATGGCTCACCGCCAGCAAATTCTACACGACGAAAGTAAGGTAACAATTTTTCTAAACTGGACCACCACTCAGGATTATCTTGAAACTTATCAAGAAAAGGTTTATTCTTTAAATTATTTTCTTCAACTAAATGAAATATAATGTTGTTGTCTTTTTTATAAAATTCTTCCACTTGATCCCAATCGTTCCAACTGGTGCTGTCTCCGGGATGACACATACGACATTTTAAGTTACAGAGATTATTAAGTTTGAGTTCGATTGTGGGAATTTCAAAAGGCATAGAATAGTCTTCTTGTAGTTTATTCAATGCGTCGGGGTATAGATTTATTCTTGCTTCTGGAATTCTGGCTTCAACGTGTCGCTGTCGTAGACTGACCACTCCTTGATCTTCGAGATTAAAACAAGGTTCACACTCTGCAGGTCTTTCGTCATTTAATACCTGCTTACGAATACGCTTCATCGTGTCGTTATTCCAAATTTCTTCTAGAGATTCTTTATCAACAAAGCCAACTGGATGACTACGACAACAGGCCTTAATGGCACCATCTTCTCTGGTAGCTAACCCTGTAAAAGGGTGCATACAAAATGTTTTACTTTTTTTAAGGACCATGAAATATTTAACCTATAAAGTGTACATATAAATATTTCATGCCCAACAAAAACAAAATATTCTGGCTGCAATCAGAAGAAACTCAGCTAGGAAAATGGCAGAAGCAAATAGTCGACGTATCCGGAAGCCCTAGTTTTTGTGTACTACCTTGGATCCATATGGCTACTCGTCCAAACGGAGATATGCGAGTATGTTGTGTGGCCAATGCTAGCGGAGCAAGTGACGGCGACTACACAGTTGGTCTTGTTAAGAAAGAAAACGGACAACCTGCTAACTTTGGAAAAGATCTTCCTAGCCAGGCATTTAATAATGATTATATGCGTAGCATTAGACAAACCATGCTGGAAGGAAAAGCTCCGGCAAGTTGTAAGAAATGTTACGAAGAAGAAAGCTCAGGTGTAGTTAGTAAGCGCATTTGGGAAACTGGTACATGGGATAAAAAAGGCATTGACATACCTGCACTCATTGCGCAAACAACTGAAGAAGGGCATATTCCTTACAAATTACAATACATAGATTTACGTCTAGGACACACTTGCAATTTAAAATGTATAATGTGCAGTCCTCATGACAGTAGTAAGTGGGTTGAGGATCATAAAAAAGTATATCCACTATTTCAAAGTCCGCTAATTAAAAAACAATTAAGCTGGAAACAGAATAGTTTTAACAATCATTGGCACGAAAACCCAGCGTTCTGGGAAGAGATCTACGAACAAATTCCCAACATCAAACAGGTATATTTTGCTGGTGGCGAACCACTGATGATTAAAGAGCATAAGATATTCCTACAGGAAATTATAAATCGAGGTTATGCTAACAAAATAGAACTTCGTTATAACAGCAATGGAATTTTGATTGACGAAACTATCGTCGAAATATGGAAACAGTTTCGCAAAGTCAAATACGGACTCAGCATAGACGGAATGGGCGACAGATTGCATTACATTCGCTTTCCAACTGATTGGAATACCATTGTGAAAAATTTGCACATACTAGATAATGCTCCGGATAATATTGAAACTACTATTGCCTGTGCTGTACAGATATTGAATATCAAGCACATTCCAGACTTTATCAAATGGAAGCTGACTCAGGGATTTAAGAAGATCAATCTGAATGAAAACATTGTTGGCGAAACACATAGTGGGGGCATATTCAGCGCACACCTAGTATGGATTCCAACCTGGCTAAGTTTAAAGGTATTGCCCAAAGAAGATAAAAAAGAAGTACGAAGACTGTTTGAAGAATTAAAAATATGGCTGTGGGAAAATCACACTCAAGACGCTGACTTTTGGGAAGTGAACTCTTATGGTTGGAAACGCTGGGAAGGACTTTTAAATTGGATGGACAGTGAGGATCACACTAATTTACTACCTGACTTCCAAGAATATATTACAACAATGGACACACAACGTAAGACAGACTTTAAACAGACGTTTCCTGAATTAGCTCATTTGCTTTAAGAGCCCACTCTCGTTCTTTACACCAAAAACATTCATTACAAACAGGAACATATTGTCCTTGTTTGTAGTTTTGATAATTTATTTCAGTGAACTTTCCCTCACAACTTCTTGTAATGTTAAACAGGTCGATAAGATTTAACTCCACATAAGTTTTTACTATCTCGGATTTGTCAACAAATCTAAAAGGATGAAATGCCCAACGCCCCATATGTTGCATTGCTTCGAGATGTCCGTTGTTTTCATTCTTTTCAATACTGCGTTCAAGCATACCGTTAAAATTTTCTACTCGAGGATTTCGGGTCACTCCGTTGTAGTAGGCATCGATGTTGTGTTTATTGCAGATAAATTCTGCATAAGCCCGTTGTTGTATGTTGTCACCACTTACTAGTTTACCGTATTCATCTGTTAAACAAGGACCAATATTTCCGTATTCTAGTTCCGGTGCAATAAAGTTTATATGTCTCTCAAATGTAATATTTGAAAATTTCTTAGTCATCCAATTATAGATTCTTTCAGAATCGTACTGTTGCCAAGGTTTGGTTTTCCAGCATCTTATGTGACTGATAACGTGAATCTTGATGTGTTCTGCTTTTTGAATCGTAATGTTATTACATAACAAATAACAAAGCAATGCGCTATCAGCACCACCACTCATACTAATAGCGACACTGTTCCATTTTGCATCAAAGGGTATATTTAGACTCATAAATATATTTAATGTTAAAACTTTTGCCAAATAAATTTTCTATAGAACCCATAATAGATCAAGTTTCTTTGCTGGGTTCTTTTAAAAGGTTAGATCTCAACGATTCCACGGGAGAGTTTTTTAATGATCCGTGGGAAGTAAAACCAGAATTTAAAAGAACACCCCTAGGTGATGTTCTCGATTCTTTAGGAGCTATCGGTCAGGCAAGATTGCTGTGTTTAGAATCAAGAGAAACTTATACTGCTCATTGCGATCCAGATGACAGAATCCATCTTGCAATAGTTACCAATCCTTACTCATTCTTAGTTAATATATCTGATAATCAAATGTATCATTTACCAGCAGACGGACAACTATGGCATATGAATACTGACTTTGTCCATGTTGCTGTAAACTGGGGCCCAAGAACACGTATTCATTTAAATGTAAGAGTGCTATTACCTAAATATACTGACAAACAAAAAGGACTACGCATAAAGGTAGTTAGCGGAGACTACGATTGGAAACAGTTAGCATATACTCCAATTATGGGCACTGTTAACAAGTATATTAAGAACGGTTATATTACTGGCTTCAAAGGAATCAGTGAAAAAGAAATACTCGTAAATACTGATTTTCCGTCAATATTCGACGAAGCATTCATTCAGATTAAAAATGCCGGGATTACTTTAGAGATCGTACAGTTGACTTGAACAAGATTTAACACAGGTCATACACTTGTTCTCACCTTGCCAATAACTTTCTAACTCTTTCCATAGTCCATCTTGCCCTAACATTTCTTCAATGTTGTTAATGTGCAAATTGGGCACTCCGATAGCTTGCATCATTTCCTTAGAATTATTTACTGTTATGTTGCGTAGTGTATGCAACAATAGTTTTTCTTCTAACGGTTGTTCTAACCAGTCACTACCAATGTAACAACAAGGCAACACATTGCCGTGAGGATCAACATAAATTTCTTGTTTAGTTACACATTGCGGTTTAATAATTGATTCCGATACTATTTTTTTAAAAAATTTATTATCTAAAAAATTCTCTAAGGGTATTTTTACTTCTTGTTTAAAACGTGAAGTTTCTGCAGGATATAAATCATATTCGTATTCATCTGATCGATCGAATACAGGAAATGCTGTCATATTGTAAAAGCGTTTAGTGCTTTTGAAGTTTACACTATGTACACCAATATCCAGTAAAAACTTTTCTAGTTCATCCACTTCGTGTTCATTATGTTTAAACACTAAACTGTCTACCCTAGCAAGCCCGCCCGCACTAACATAGGCTTTGATATTTTCTATGATCTTATCAAAGTCTGTATTGCGTCTGTATAATTCGTGTTTTCCTTTGAATCCATCTACAGCAAAAACAACTTCTCCATTCTTTCCCATCACAGTGGCAAGGTCCTTCCACCAAGTAGTTTTACGCAAACTACCATTGGTGTGAATTGCTAATCGTGCATTGGGACTTGAATTTCGAACGTGTTCGTATATGTCAAAACAGTCTGTAGCAAATACAGGATCTCCATAATTACCACAACTGTAAAAATTATTTACACCTGATAAAAAAGAAACAGGGAACCATTGTTTAAAGTTTGCAAATGTGATCTCTGTATTTTTAATAAAGGGACGTTCACTCCCACCGCTATGATTACGAGCACACATAGGACAGGCGGCCTGGCATTTATCAGTTAACTCAATATGTATAGCAGAGATAGGATACATTATTTTTTACCAATAATCATAAATCTTTTATACAAAGGTAAATCTAATTCTCCAGCATAGCATATCTTTTCTAACTGAGATTGAGATTTAAATTCTTCTAAATCTTGAGCAATTCTTATGTGTTCTGGTATCTGGTAGTTGTTAGATTGTAAAACAATTAGACTATCCATTCTAAGACCTCCTAGCCATAGATCATAATCGTCTTGAGATACGTGTTCAAAACTGGTGTTAATCACAACGTCTGCGTCGGACCTAATACTACACATATCAGCAGTTACGGCACAGAATCGACCTGCTATTTCTTCTATCTTGTTCATATTAACAGCAATAGACTCGCAGCTAGAATCAATATCGACACTACGAATGTTTATTATAGGTAGGTCACTTTGAAATAGCATACTAGCTAACACTCCTACCCACCCACCGTGAATGTCTATGGTAACAAACTTGTTGACATTATTGCGTAGATTTGTAATCAGCCACTCTTTGCTTTTAAGTTGGCCACTCCAAAATGCATCCATAGTACGCATAGGATCAGGACTTTGACGGATGGCCTGCATCCAGTGGTGTAGGTGTTCGGTATCTATTTGCATTTTGGTATTTTGCTGTCTGCCGAACTCACGCAACTAGGAGTAATACAGCGAGTAGGTTCCTTGAATAATTCAAAGCTGTCTAATGTGCCTAATGGAACATCGTGACAACTGTAACTGCGTTTGACTTCATTGCCTCTTATTATAACACTTTGATATCCAGCATTGCAAGACCAGTTAGTGAATTTATTGAAACCAAATGCATTAAATCTTTCAGCCTGATCAAATAAGTGTTCAGTACCGTCTGCTTCGTACAGAGCAATTTGATAAGCATCTTCACCGTTAGCACGTTGCGGAAATCCCGTCTGCATCTTGTTTATCATATCTTCAGTATAGCCCGCAACAACTGCACTCGCCGTTGGATTGCTTTGCGGCTTCAATGTAACATTAATGCCTCGTTCGTGGAAACGTTCCATTCGGTCATACAGTTCATAAAACTTTTCTGGCACCATTACTTGATTGATTGTAACGTGTACCAGTTCATATTGTAACTGTAGGCACTTATCGCCAAACTCTTGTTCCTTGGCAAACTCGTCGTGGAAACTGGCAGTAATACTCCTACGCTGTAATAATGCAGTATTGGCACACCAAGTGTTCCACCATTTGCTACCTGGACTCAGATTGGTTGTCATATGAATACTTTGGTAAGGACTTTCGGTTTCGTCCAGGTGTTTTATTAATTCTGGTAACTGTTTGTATGCAGTAGGTTCACCGCCGCTGAACGACCAATGGAACTGGTTAAATCCGTTGGCTCGTGCTTGACGCTTAATTTCGTTTACTGTAGATTTATATACTTCAAGTGATTGGTGATCCAATTTGTCACTGCGAGCATAAGGCCAACAGTAGCTACAATTATAATTACAAAATCTGCCTAGAATCCAACTGGTAGAAAATAATGGATTGGCTAGCATAGTACGTTGTCCAAAACGCACAATGTGTTCGAATGGAATTGATTTAAAATTTTGCATAATAACGGTAAGTATTTAACTGCTAGATCAGTTGACATAACTAGATTAGATAGTATAATATACATATGGTCGTGAGTGGAATAGGCAGACCTCCCGCTAGTCCTATAGACTAGAGTGGGGACGGGGCAAAGTCGTAGACAGCGCCTTTGTAGGTTCGAAACCTACCGACCATACCAGTTTTAAGCACCTGCAAGCAAGGGGGCTTATAAGTATTAGAACATAACTATAAGGAAACAATTATGTCAACAACAGTAGAACAACTAAAAGCAGACTTTGAAGCATTCTTGGCAGAGGATGCAAAATTCACAGCTGGCAACGGTGCAGCAGGAACTCGTGCTCGCAAAGCTCTTCAAGAAGTTGCCAAGGGTGTTAAAGCTCGTCGCAACGAAATCACAGAAGAAAAGAACGCTCGCAAAGAAGCCAAGGTCTAAATATGGACGACAAGGACAGTATCACACTTGATGATATTGAAATTGATCTAAGCAACTATGGTGCTGCCCAATCCAGCACCATGATTGATACAATCACAATCACTGGTTTATCAGATCAATATTCTAGTATGAATACTATAACACTGCCCAGTAGTAACACCTTTACTTACGGAAGTGGTGCAACGGTAGGCGGCATCACTACTATTGGTAATATTAACAGTAATAGTACTTGGGCTACTGGAAATAGCGGATATACTATAAGCAACGGTAACTGGAACACTCCTAATACTGTTAGTATCAATAACACTGGCATTGATATGGCAGAGGGCACTGATATTAAAATTGATGGACAGAGTCTAAAAGAGTTCATGAAAAAAATGGAACAGAGATTGGCCATCCTAGTGCCTGATCCAAAGAAACTTGAAAAGTTTGAAGCACTTAAAAAAGCCTACGAGCATTATAAGACTATGGAAAGTCTTTGTTTTGATGAACCAATCGAAGAACCTGAGCAGTAAATAAACATGAATGTTAAACTTTTATCCTATAGTCAACCAACAGAGGAATTTAGAGATCTGGGCCTCACAGATGCGCAGGAACTCATTGCGTATTGCGCCCGTGTCAGCAATCCCTCCAATCAGCTCAACACAGACACATCCGAAAAACTCATACGATATCTTGTTAAACACGCCCACTGGAGCCCACTTGAAATGGTCTCCGCCTGCGTTGAAATTACCACAACCAGAGACATTGCCCGACAGATCCTTAGACACAGAAGTTTTAGTTTCCAAGAATTTTCTCAACGCTATGCTGACCCAACGAAAGATCTCAATTTCGTTACAAGAGAAGCCAGACTACAAGACTCCAAAAACAGACAGAACAGTGTCGAAGTGGAAGATCAACTACTACAAAATGAATGGTACCGAGCTCAACAACGAGTCATCTATGCCGCTAAACGAGAATACGAGTGGGCCATTGCTAATGGCATTGCCAAAGAACAGGCTAGAGCTGTACTGCCAGAAGGGCTTATTGAAAGTCGATTATATATGAATGGTACTCTACGTAGCTGGATTCATTTTATTGAATTGCGCAGTGCTAACGGTACACAAAAAGAACATCAACTGATTGCAATGGCCTGCGCCAAGGCCATTGCTGCTATATTTCCAATGGGTGAAAGCCTAGTTCAATGAAAGAAAAAATTGATCAGTTTTGCAGAAACTACGAAATACAAATTGTAGATGATCAAAAACGTAGGGCCAGATACCATCCTCCTAAGTATTTTACAGATCCCTTGCGAGCAGACGTCATAAGTAGAGACTTTGTAGAATATGAAACAGAAAAAGTATTTACAGTTCAAATACCCGAAAGCCGTTTTCGAGCTCTTGTAGAAATGGAACAGAGATTTTTTGGCAATCACACTCACGGATATAGCGATGCTGATATGTTTTCCATGCTTATGGAAAAAGAACGTGAGGAAAGTTGTTATCGCCAATCAACTCCTGCTGTCCAAAAAGCCTACGAGCAGTATTCAATTATGTTAAATTTGGCAGGATATCAAAGTAAGTTTTGATTCAAAAAAGAATCCTCTTGACATATTTCTAGAAAGATTGTATAATTACTATTATGGCACAACACACAAACTACTGGAGTTGCACTCCCTTTGCTGATTGGATTCGCGGCACACCTAAGAAGGGTGCGTTGACCTCAGACGGATGGGCCGAATGGGAAGATGAAGCCAAACGCTATCATCCTGTCCGTTATTGGTTAGCTGAAGAAGGCCTGAGCTACATCCAAGATTTTGTTACCTGGCCCGTTAGAAAGATCTATGACGTTAAGTATTACATCAATAATCGTTGGGTTAGTCGTACTCACTCTCTTACCGCTCATACTCGTGACATCAAGCCTGGTGCTTGGTGCGATGTTGGCAATCGGTTCCTGCCATGCCTATTTAATGAGTTGGTGGATTTCGTCGAAATCGAATCCGCTTGGTCGCACATCGCTTGGGGAGATAAAGAAGCTCGTGCTAAGTATAACCCTCCCTTTTGGGCTAGCGGTTGGTTCCGTTGGCGTACTTGGCGTTGTCCTCAAGCAGGTATTGATCATTTAGATTGGGCTATGACTCTGACTAACACTGACTGGTGTGAACCAGACGATCCTGAATACGGAAAGCCAACTGGACAGGCTCTTCGTGCGAAAGAGATCAAAGAACTTTATCTATGGTGGACTGTGACCTATCGTAATCGCCCGGATCCTTATGAGGTCAGCGGTTGGAACGAGTATTGTGAAAAGGCTCGAGAACTTAACAATGGAAGATTGTTTGGTAGTAAGAGTACCCCTGAGCTTAAAAAACTAAGCAACAAGTCACACAAGCTACTTCAAAAGATCGAAGCGGCATACGAAAAAGAAGATGAAGCTATGATGATTCGTCTTATCAAAGCTCGAGACAGTCTATGGACTTAAATCCTCAACCGCCTGCAGAAGGAATCTTAAAACGCAGTGACTGGGGTGATGCAATTACCTATCAAGTGGTCTGTGAATGCCAAGATGCCAATCACGATCACAATGTTTGGGTCGAGGCAGATGACGCTCGAGTCACTGTTACAACCTATACCACACAAAAATCAGAATGGTGGAAGCTCAATCGTTGGCAGACTATTTGGACTTTGTTAACTCGAGGCTATGTCAAATACGAAGCCAGCATTATTATGACTGAGCAACAGGCTGTTAACTACGCAGAAACTCTAAAGAAAGCAGTAGAAGATGTCAAAAATTTCAAGAAGCCCTGAACGACATACCTTCCAAAAAGAAAAATACATAGAACGAATGGAAGAAAATGGTGAGGTCGTGAACGAAGACTATCTAGCTATGTATGACTCTTATGCGGAACAGCACAACGCCAAGTTTCAAGATCCAGCAAGCCGTATTGAAAATATGGAATACGACCTCTTGACCACTAGTTGGATTCTAGAGAAAGTTCGCGAAAGCGATGTTTATGCACAGAATCTCTATGCCTCAATGTGCAATAGAGATTTTATCAAACACGATGTTATGCCAATTCTAAAAAATCAACGCTGGCATTGCAGTTGGAGATATGCTGGCGGCATCATTGCTGATATGCAGAAGAAAGGCGATTACATTGATTGGTACTGTAGCGGTATTAGAAATGAATCGTTGACCGCAGAAGAACTTGAAAAACTACCACTAGATCAACAGTCTCGGGCAAAAGAATTAGCTGCTTATGTTGGCGAAGGTGTAGTCACTGACGAGATCCGTAAGGATCTATTTCGTCTGGGCTGGGTGGTCCAAGACGATGATATGGACGATTAACATAAAGGAGGATGAAAGTCCAAAATGAACTGGGAACTCTATGAAGTATGGGCCGAGGACGAAGACGGCCACGAAGAGTTGATTGAAACAACTAAAAGCCGTAGTCAGGCTTTCAAATTGGCGCAAGATACTCTTTTGGAAGGATATGTTGCTGGTATCGTTTATTTTGAAAACGAAGAAGGCGAGTTAGAAAAGGTAAAACGATTTGAAAACGCTTGACAATCTTGGTAAATGGTGTTATACTATAAGTATTGTTTAACACACTGGAGTGAAAAATGGCTACTAAAGCAACACACTTGGCAGCAGCTCGAGCAACAAAAGGTCGAGATTTAAGCCCAAAATGGGACGGACACGAAACCTGGGACACCAATCAGTTCTTGCGTCAGTTCCATAGTGCAATGGCCTGGTATCGCCTAGAAAGTTCTGCCAAAGAACTTAAACCCAAAGTTATTGATTGGATGGGCCGACAGGGCTGTACCAAAGAAGATATTTCTGCTTTTAAGAAAACCAAAGACAATCGTTGCGGCATGACAATGGGTGCGGTGGCGGCTTGTTTGATTAAGGGTATGCCTGCCGTTCGTGCAGACTTTAATGAGGGTCGAGATACCACAGTATGGTTGCGAGCAGAGATTGTCAAAGTAATTGAACAAGGCAAAGACGACAAAGACGACAGCGACGAAGTTGTTGAAGTTAAAAAAGACGTCTATGTTCCTAGCATTCAAGAACGTGTTCGCGATGCTAGTATGTTGATGACCGAAGAAATCGAAACTGCTATCGAAGCATTTCAAACAGATCCGGAAGCATTTGATCCAAAGTCTTTTAAAGTTCTTAATCTGTTAAAAGCTAAACAGGCCAAGGCAGCACACACTCGTATTATTAAAACATTTTACGAACGTGATTTAGCAGAGCTTATTGAAGCAGCAACAACCAAAGACGAACAACTTAAAGAAGCATATAGTCATCTGAGTAAAGTTCAATTAAGAAAAATCACAGCGTTCTATCAAGAAGTTGTCAGTGCCTGTGAAATGTTAGCACAAGAAGCCAAGGTCAATCGCAAGCCCAAAGCCAAAAAAGCTGTGCCTGCTGAGAAGATTGTAGCCAAACTCAAGTACAAAAAAGCAGATGAGCCACTAAAGTTGGTATCTATTAATCCTGCAGATATTCTAGGTGCTAAAGAATTGTGGACTTACAACACAAAGTCACGTAAATTAGGCAAATACGTTGCTGAAGAATTCCAAGATCTCGGAGTTAAAGGCACAACTATTACAGGATTTAGTGAAGCAAAATCCGTACAAAAAACACTACGTAAGCCAGCTGATCAAATTAAAGAATTTAAAGCCGCAGGTAAAGTGGTTCTACGCAAGTTTCTAGAAGAAATCAATGCTGTCGATACCCGTATGAATGGGCGTATCAACGAAGATATAATTCTGTTAAAAATTGCCTGATATTTAATTTAGGGTTTGATAAATACTGGTATGAACAATACCAATATCGATCAAACTCTATCGGAATTAAATAGGGTTCTTAAATATCTAGTTGATGCGGCACAGCAACCGGTTTCTCAACAAAGAACTCAATTTTTAGAATTTCAGGCAGACTCAGGCAAAGAGAATTTTGGCAAGGGCGTTATCTGGAGCGGTAACGGAATCACCAAACAATTTGTCTTGAATCGCGATCCTGACAGATTTTTCTCTTCTGAAAACATTGACCTAGACAAAAATCATCACTTTTCTATTGGAAACAATCTAGTACTTTCCAGCAAAGAACTAGGATCTTCAGTAGTCAAAAGCAATTTGCAAACTGTTGGTCGTCTCAAAGAACTAGATGTTGACGGTTCAGTTAGTATTAATCAATATCTTTTTTACAATGCTATCACTGATAGACTAGGCCTAGGCATCGAAGAACCTAATTCTGCATTTAGTGTAGCAGAAGATGGAGTTGAAGTAATGTTAGGTACGAGAAATCATTCTCGAGGCATTGTTGGAACCTATGCTAGCAATCACTTTGACATAGTTGCTGGTAATACTACGTGGATTAGTGTGTCGCCAAGCGGTAATATAACTCTAGGCAATACTGATCACTCACCCATTCAACTGTCGGTAAACGGAAATTTAGCAATTAAAGTTGCTTTACCAGACCCTAATGTTGACCTGCACGTAAATGGTCCAATTAGATTCCACGGCCATTTACACTTTTACGCTAAAGAAATACCCGTATCAGGTTCTTATAATTCGGGCGATATCGTATGGAATACAGCACCCACTGTAGGTAACCCCGTTGGCTGGGTCTGCACTAGCTCTGGTAATCCGGGTCGTTGGAATCCGTTTGGACAGATCACAATATAATTAAAACTATGACCGATAATTTAGATCAAACTATAGACACAATAACACAAGGCCTAAAAGATCTTGTTGGTAACAACGACTCCGGTGGGCATTTACCAAATGCCCCTTACATAATATTTCAAGACGATCCTAATAATATTTCTAATAAAGGAATAGTATGGAGAGGCAAAGGTTGGGGCAAGCAACTGGTCTATAACAAAATTACTGATAGAATCTTTTGTTCTGAAAGTATAGAGCTTGGCGTTAACAAACAGTTTTTAATCGACGGAGTGTCTGTATTATCAAATACAGAATTAGGAAACACTGTTGTAAAAAGCAGTCTAACAGAACTAGGCATACTTAAAGGACTGGTTGTTGATGGTTCAATTAGTGTCGATCAACACCTGCATTATAGTGCGGCCAGCAATAGACTGGGATTAGGTACCCAAGAGCCCAATGCTGCATTTAGTGTGTTTGAAAACGATGTTGAAGTAATATTAGGTACACAAAATAATACCAAAGGCATTATCGGAACCTACAGCAACAATGATTTAGACATTGTTACTGGAAATGTTTCTAGAATAACCCTCGAAGCAGGCGGTGACATCCGACTAGGCAGCAAGGGAGCTGGTCCGGTTAGAGTAACAATAAACGGAAAATTATCTGTTGGAGCAAGCAGTCACGATGACCGAGCAAGTCTTCACGTAGCCGGTGCAATAAGATTCAATGATAAGTTACATCAATATGCCGCTGGAGTGCCTCAAAATGGCCGGTATGATCAAGGAGACATCATATGGAATTCTCTCCCTAGACCCGGAAGCAACGTAGGATGGATTTGTGTTATAGCAGGGAATCCAGGATTATGGAGTCCCTTTGGAGATATAAAAAATCCAATAACATAATGAACGAAGCTCTGGTGTTAGGAAACGGTGAAAGCCGATATTCTGTAGATTTAAATTCGTTAAAAGATAATTTTGTGTTAATCGGCTGCAATGCAGTTCAAAGAGATATCACCGTTGATCATTTGATATGCTGTGACCAAAGAATGATTGTGGAATCTTTAAACAATCAATCAACAAAAGATTCTTTAATCTATGTACGTGCAATGTATTATAGACAGTATAGAAAATTACAAAAAGAAAAAAATGTAAGACTGCTTCCTGAAGTACCCACAACTGGTCAAAATAAAAGAGATGATCCCACTCATTGGGGTAGCGGACCGTATGCTGTATTACTGGCCAGCACTCTTGGATTTCAAAATATCACAATGTTAGGGTTTGACCTGTACGGAAATAAAGAAAAAGTAAATAACCTATATAAAAACACCCCAAATTATTCAAAAGGGGATACTAGAGCTGTAGATTACAGTTTCTGGCTATATCAAATTCAACAGATTTTTTTAACCTACCCCGAGACAAATTATAAAATAGTAAATATCGCCGATTGGGCAATGCCGGCCGAATGGAAAAGAAACAACATAACTTTTGAAAATATTGAGTCATTCAGAACCGCTAACAATCAGTTGACAGTTTTGTAAATACTGTGTATAATTAATCTATACACACAGGCACAGCGGACTTCTACGTCATTCATCCCGCTTTATAAACTCTGCATGTCGTCAAACTTGCTACCTTACAAAGGAGACTAGAGATGGCAAAATATCTTTCAACAAAAACTTACGGCAACGACCGCGGACTTTCATGCTGTTTTAGACAGTGGAGAAGCACACATAGTCACTGCTCATTACTACACGGATACTCGATTGGTATCAAACTGATCTTTGAATCAGAAACCTTAGATGATCGCAACTGGGTCATGGACTTTGGTGGACTCAAAGCATTTAAGGAATGGTCAGAATATATATTTGATCATACTCTAGTAATTGCTCAAGACGATCCTCATCGTGCTATGTTTGAGAAAATGGCTCAATTAGGATTACAAGATCAAGGCGGTGTCTGTGATATCAGGATTGTAGAAGGTGTAGGCTGTGAAAAGTTTGCAGAGCTTGTCTACAAAGAAATGGATACTATCTTACACGTTTTTAAAACAGGCAATACTTATTACTGTCCTAATGGGCAGACATTCGAAGCACGTTATCCTGTAGGACAAGGTGTAAGACTTAAGAGTGCAGAAGTATTTGAACATCTGGGTAACTCCGCAATATACGAAGCCTAACACAATGTACGCATAAATAATAATATGCGTACATTTAACATTCATAATATCGAAATAGGAAACAACAAGCCTTTAGTATTAATTGCTGGGCCTTGTCAAATTGAAAGTCTAGATCATACACTCGAAACTGCACACAGTATAAAAGAAACCTGTGATAGTTTAGGAATTAAGTTTATCTATAAAAGCAGTTTTGATAAAGCTAATCGAAGCAGTATATCGACTCGACGAGGTATCGGAATCGATGAAGGTTTGAAAATTCTCAATACTATTAAACATCGTTTTGGAGTGCCAGTTTTGACTGACATTCACGAAAGCTATCAGGCAGAGTTGTGTGCCGCAGCTGGTATAGATGTCTTGCAGATCCCTGCATTTCTCTGCAGACAGACTGACCTGTTGTTGGCAGCAGGTGCTACAGACTGTGCTATCAATGTGAAAAAAGGGCAGTTCCTTGCTCCTCACGATATGAAGAATGTTGCCGCAAAAATTGCTTCAACTGGTAACGAACGCATTATGCTATGCGAAAGAGGATATACTCATGGATATAATAATCTTGTTGTGGATATGCGCAGTCTACCCATTATGGCAAGCACCGGCTATCCAGTGGTCTTTGATGCCACTCATAGTGTTCAACAGCCTGGCGGAATGGGAGAAAGATCTGGCGGAGATAGGACCATGGTCCCGTACCTGGCGAGAGCTGCTATAGCCACAGGATCAGTAGCTGCGGTCTTTGTAGAATGTCACGAAGATCCAGACAATGCACCTAGTGATGGTCCTAACATGATAGCACTCAAGGATCTATCATCACTTATTCATAAGTTATTACAAATAGATGCTATTGTAAAATGATACTAAATCAAACCAAAGAACAAAGAAAAGCGGCAAAAGCACAACGTAGATTAGAAAAAATGCCCAGTACTGATGGCATTTTTCAAGATAAATTAACCGTTCTCTGCGTGAGGTTTGGCACTAAGTATGGTAGAGAATATGTTGAACGTCTTCGAAATATGGCAGCACGACATATTAAAGTACCCTACGAATTTGTCTGTCTCACTGATGACGTTAATCCCATTCAAGGTGTTCGCAATATAGTTCAGCCCTTGGCCGGATACCATAGACTATGGTGGCATAAAGTTCATATGTTTGATTCAGGTCTACCGTTGTCTGGAAGAATTTTATATTTTGATCTAGACATTATTATATGTGCAGATGTAGAAGACCTCGTTCAAAGTGCCGGCAATAAATTTTTAGGGATTCGAGACTTCAACAGAAAATTTCATCCAGGGTGGAATATATTAAACAGTTCTGTAATGAGTTGGGTACACGGTCAACATTCTTATATTTTTGAAGAATTTAAAAGAGATCCTGTTCAGGCACAGAAATTATTAGGGGATCAAGATTGGATTTGGAGAGTGGCCAAACAAAAAATAACGTTTTGGCCCGATAATGTGATTCAAAGTTACAAATGGGAAATACGTGATCGCAGTGATCTTATAGTAGATCGAGGCAAGCGTAAATTCAAAACCATATCAAATAACACCAGCATAGATGCAAATTGCTGCGTGGTAGTGTTTCATGGGGATCCAAAACCCGAAGATATTCAGGACAAATTTGTAGTTGACAACTGGCGTTAAAGATAGTATACTTTAACTATGATAAAACGTATAGGCTTTGCCTGCAAATGGATTGATGGTCCTAGCCAAATTGATGGCATTAAACAAACGGACAACTGCAAACAGTATAATACCGGCAGCACCACTGTTGCCTGGTTAAATAGACAGACAACCGAAGTTGCAGAACAAAAACTATATGACCTAATGGTAGGCAATATTGAAGCAGTCCGCAAACTAGTTGAACGTGTAGGAACACTTGATGAAAATCTTAGAATGGTACGACTCAGTAGCGATATCCTTCCTGTTTATACTGAGCCAACTTGGGGCAGGTATTGGCGGAGTGCCGATGTACGAGCCTATTGCGAAAGAGCATTTGGAGCCGTGGGAGCTTTGGCTCGCGAGAGGGGTGTTAGGCTCAGTATGCATCCTGGTCAGTTTACTGTGCTTGCAAGTATTAACGAAGGTATTGTAGGACGTAGTATTGAAGAGTTTGAGTACCACACTGATATGGCTCGGTGGATGGGCTATGGACAAACGTTCCAGGACTTTAAAATTAACGTGCATATTTCAGGTAAGCAAGGTCCGGACGGTATTAAGAGAGCAATGCAACGTCTTAGTCCCGAAGCACGAAACTGCATTACAATTGAAAACGACGAAATGACTTGGGGTATTGATGCTAGTCTTGAGCTAGTAGATACCTGCGCATTAGTCTTAGACATTCACCACCATTGGATTAACTCAGGAGAATATATTGACCCGAATGATGACCGTGTTAAAAGGATTATTGATAGCTGGCGTGGTGTTAGGCCTGTTATACATTATAGTGTTTCACGGGAAGACGTTGTTGTTAACCATGCCACAGACACCCTTCCCGCCCTTGATGCGCTGATCGAAAGCGGGCATAAAAAACAAAAACTCAGAGCACATTCAAACTTCTACTGGAATACAGCAGCAAATGAATGGGCACTGAGCTTTAGAGACCAATTTGATATAATGTGCGAAAGCAAGGCCAAGAACTTGGCCAGCTTTGCACTCTACGAACAAAGTATTAAGCAGCCGGCTTTGTTTTTGGCTTAGGCGGCGCTTTTGGTTTAGGCGCTGCTTTTGGCTGTGTAGTCTTGGGAGCAGCAGGTTTCTTAGCGAACTGTTGCTTTTTAGGTGCAGGCTTTTTAACAGGTTGTTTTGCAGCCGCTTGTTCAACTACAGCCGCTGGAACAACTACTTCTGGAACAACTGCTGGTGCAGGTGCTGCCTCTACAACTGGTGCTGCCTCAACTTTATATGGGGCTTCCGCAGTTTGTTCTGCTGGCTTACCGCCAAATAGTTTCTTTAATAAACCGATCATATTAAATCTCCTTAGGAATTTATTTAGCGGTAAATACATATATGGAATTTAAATTCATTCAAAAGTTTATAATCGAAGGCAAAAAAGACAAACTCATACAGTTGACATTGCCCTACGACCGTGATGAGCTGGCTCCGATAAAAAGTAAAGAAACTATAGATTATCACTACGGAACGCTGTACAAGGCCTATGTTGATCGATATAACAAGGGCGAGGGTGATGCTGATTTTAACGAAGCTGGAGCCTTTTTACACAATATCTATTTTGGTCAACTACAAAAACCAGAAGGATCAAATAGACCCTATGATGCTAGTTTAATGTTCATAGAAAGACACTTTGAAACTTTTGATCTTTTTAAAGAGCAAGTTGAGAAAATTGCAATGGGTATACAAGGTAGCGGATGGGTGTATCTAGCTCGAGATGGCAAAATCAAAACCATTGTCAACCACGAAATCAAGAATGATATTGTACTATTAATTGATTGGTGGGAACACGCATGGGTTCTAGACTATCAGGCTGATAAAAAAAGCTATCTAAAAAACATATGGAAACTAATCGATTGGAGGGTAATTAATGGCGTACTCGGACAAAGTAATTGACCATTACGAAAACCCTCGAAATGTGGGTTCGTTTGAAAAAGGCGATGTAGATGTAGGCACAGGCATGGTAGGTGCCCCTGCTTGCGGCGATGTAATGAAACTACAGATAAAGGTGGATCATGATACAGGTATTATTACAGATGCAAAATTTAAAACGTATGGCTGCGGATCGGCTATCGCGAGTTCGAGCCTTGTCACAGAATGGGTCAAAGGAAAAACCCTCGACCAAGCCGGAGCAATCAAAAACAGCGAAATCGCCGAAGAACTAGCTCTACCACCTGTTAAGATCCATTGTTCAATTCTAGCAGAAGATGCAATTAAAGCCGCAGTAGAAGACTATAGGAAGCGACACTAATGGTTCAGCTTACTGACTCAGCTGCAACGAAGATTCAAAATATGCTGACTCGCCGTGGTTCAGGCGTTGGTATCCGTCTTGGTGTTAAAACTACTGGCTGCTCTGGGCTTGCCTACGTGTTAGAATACGTTGACGCACCCCAAACCGGTGATGAACATTTTGAATGTGCTGGTTGTCAAATATTTGTTGATCCTAAGAGTTGTGCTTACTTGCAAGGATTAACTGTAGACTATGTGCGTAAAGGTCTACAGGAAGGTTTTGATTTCATTAATCCCAACGAACGAGATCGGTGCGGCTGCGGGGAAAGTTTCAGAGTCTAGTATTTGCTCACAGGTAAATCTGTGTCAGCAGGCATATCCCAAATCTTTTTCTGTTCAACACCCTTACGTTGAGCAAATCGTTTGGCGTCACACGAACCACACACGTGAAAATAGTTGTTACTGAGTCTTTTTCGATCAATTGATCGTAGATCTCTGTTGAACTTTTGATCGCAGTTGTCACAGAGAAACTCAACCACAGTTTTTTCTCTAGTAAATGTGTGAACAAGTCCTAGTTTGCTGTATCTTTGATATTGATTTAACTGTTTTTGTGTTCTTAGAAACATCTAGTATTTACATTAGGCTTATAAAATTTTGAGCTAAATATTGTAGAAACTTTATTTCTTAGGATATACTATGGCAAGAAAACCCGTTGACATCGGTGCGTTAGGCAATGACGGCACCGGAGATAGCATCCGCGATGCTTTTAGAAAGGTAAATGACAACTTCCAAGAACTCTACGGTAGTCTAGGTCTCGGAGAAAGACTGTCTTTTCGTGGGTTAGACGAAACTCCAGATTCATATGAAGGACAGGAAAATTCTGTTCTTGCAGTAAATGCCAATCAATCTGCTATGGTGTTTAAGCGCATACAGGGCGGCTCCGGTATAACCATTACCAATACTGCTACACAAATTAATATTGCTTCTCAGTTTGCTTCAATTTCCGGTGATCCTGACCCACAGTTAGGAGGAAATCTTTCAGCGCAATTTGGTGGACAACAGTTTAGAATTCTAGATCTAGCCACCCCAACAGCATCTAGCGAAGCTGCAAACAAAAGCTATACAGATACCAAAATATCTCTAGCTGGTATAGATGCCATTGACCCAGCTGGAAATGTAGCTACTTCTGCTTTTGGAACTATGACAGGTCCTTTAATTCTATCAAGGGATCCACAGACCAGCGACGACGAAACATACGGCGGATTAATTGCTGCCACCAAAAGATATGTCGATGCTTCTGCATTTGGCAGTGTGGCAAATTTATACGTGGCAAAATCTGGTGAAGATGCAAGGGTAGGAGTCAGCGACGAACTGCAAGGTCGTGCATTGGCCTATGCATATCTCACTGTAGAAGCCGCATTGAAACGTGCTGAAGAATTAATAAACGACAGCAGGCTGGAAATTGGTCCGTACAGAAAAGTATTAACCTACGATGATGGTCAAGAAGATTGTACATTGTCAAAAATTGAACCGTCTCCTTTGTCTGGAATAGATTTTGCAGGCGATACCTATGTCAGTATCAGCAGTTCTGAGATAAATTTTGGTGGTACATTATATCTACCCGGAGATATTATTTCTATATCTGGCGGTATTGGATCAGCAGCAAGATTTGAAGTACTCAGTGTTGATGCCTTTGAGGGCAGCAGCGGTAGAGGCACAGTGTTAACTTATAAAACTCTCAGTGCTGGCAAGTATAGTTCATTACCGGGAAGTCTTGGAGCCAGTTTTAGAACTGTGACTACCACAGCTACCAACAGCACTGGCGGATCAACCATAGGCACTGGAGCAACATTTAAAGTTACATTTAATGTAAACAGCGTGGAAATAACAGACGGGGGTTCAGGATACACTCTGGTCAGTGTGAGATTTACAGGGGGTGGCGGAACCGGCGCATTCGGTACTGCTACTGTAGTCGGTGGTGCTATTGACACCATAACAATTACTGACCGAGGAACAGGATTTTACAGTGCTATACCTACCTGTGTAGTAGATTTACCTAGATTTTTTATCTTCACTAATGGCTTGCGAACTGACTTCACTGGTAATGTATTAACCAATGATCCTACAGCAATTCGAGGCAGAGATATTAGAGAAGGACTGTATCTTTTTGGAGAAACGTCAGGAGCATTGGCACAGATTCTAGCACACTCGGGTGAACTTGATATGTCTTCACCCGGTTCGCCCAATGACGAACTTTTTGACGTAGACATTGTGTATGGCAGTTTTATACCAGGTGAAAAAATATCATATGGCGATATTTCTAGAAACACACAGATTTCAGTGTTTATTGAATCCGGTATATATGAAGAAAATTTACCTTTAAAAATACCACAAAACGTGGCCGTAATAGGAGACGAATTTAGAAGAACCATAATTCGACCCAAGCCCGGAGTCAGTACCAGTCCCTGGGCGTTTACCAACTTTAGACGAGATCGTGTCATAGACGGCTTGCAAACTTCTGTACAACTTTTTGGTCATCATTACCTCGAAGACCCTACACAGCCAGTTTATCCTTATCAAAACAACAAAGGTAGTTTTACTTCAGCAGCCCAGCTGTTGTCACTTAATAAAATTTTTATTCAAAACGAAGTCATAGGTTGGATTGAATATCAGATTGACAATAACATTGCCCCGTTTACGTCTGCTTTTGTGTATAATGCCAACACCTGCAAGCGGGATGTAGGGCTAATTGTTGATGCATTAACGTTTGATTTAAAGTATGGAGGCTATGACCGAACCGTTTCTGCCGCATTAAAATATAGAAGTAACCCTAGTGGACTGATAGCAATTACCACACAGCTTGATGAAACCAAAGCGGCTATTAATAGAATCGATTTCCTAGCTCAACGAATCATACAAAACATAGATATCACAGGAACATTCACAACTTCTACACAGATTGCCGATGCAGCCTATCAAGCAGAAACAGGCAGCGGCGGAATAGCAATCAACATCACGGCAATTACTCTATCTAATCCAGTTCGACTGACTGTGTCAAGCGTTCATACCTATGCTGACAAAGAAAAAATTGTAATCACAGGAATCAACGCACTAAGCACGGCTCAACTAAATGGCAATACCTATTATGTCAAACGAGTCAGCGGAGCTGGCAACGGCAATAAGATAGATCTGTATTCTGATTTTGATCTTACAACTTCAGTAGACGGCACTGCATTTACTCCTTATATAAACGGTTCAGGGGGAACAGTGACTCCTCAGGGAGGAACTATTGGCATATTGATAGATGTTATGATTGACATCTTAGAAGATGATACTGCTGCTAACTATCCAAAAGACAACAGAGATCTTGATGTGTTTCTGTGCAATGATGCGGTAATTGGCAGAGCAATGACCCTACAAGGCCACGGCGGGTTTGGTGTAGTGCTTGATCCGCAAGGACAGATATTGGCCAAATCTCCCTACTTTCAAGAAGGTGCAGTTTTTAGTCGCAGCACTGGCTATCAGAAATTCACAGGCGGAATGTTTGTAGATGGCTTCACTGGAAATTTACAGTTTAGAATTACCAGCAAAACTTCAAATACTAGAATCAACGTATCCGGACTATTGCGAGCTCCCCAACTGCCCTGCAGTTTTATTGTTAGCGATGTTGTCTATAGAATAAATTACCTAAGACAGTTTATCTATAATCCAGCAGGATCAACTGCACAATTTGAATTAGATGAAACTACTCCTTATACTGCTGCGGTTGGCACAGTGGTATGCACATTTTCTGGGGCACCTAGTACTGCTACTATAACTTCAGCAGGCCATGCTCTTCAGGCTGGTGCAACCTTAAGATTTACTTCTTCAAATACTTTACCTGGAGGACTAGATCCAGACTTGGATTATTATGTTCTACAGGCTGGAAAAACAGCAAACACATTTAGAATATCTGATCAACCAGACGGATCACCGTTGAGTTTTACAACCAACGGATCTGGAACCGTGCGTTACGAAAGAATTTACGAAGTTATCATGCCTGGCAATCGTTCAATGCTGAGTAACGACTTTACACAGGTTTGTGACATGGGCTACGGGCTGGTTGCCACCAACGGCGGTCTTACTGAAGCTGTTTCCATGTTTACCTATTACTGTCATATTTCTTATTATTCCATTAACGGAGCACAGATAAGAAGCGTAGGTGGATCCAGCGCACACGGTAATTTTGCTCTAGTTGCAGAAGGAGCAGACCCCTTAGAAGTTCCAACTCCTGTTTCAATCTATCATGATCTAGGACAGGTACTTACTGTGGTTGCTACTCCGTCAACAAATGCCAATACCGCAGGCGGCTCAACGTTGACTGTGACGTGGAGTGATCATCTACCATTACCAGGTACTGAATTAGAAATCAATCACAACGGCAGTATTCAGCGTTACAGCGTTTCTACTGTGACTTCAGTGAATGCTGGAACAAAACTTGCAAGATTAAATATTGCCACGTCTGGTGGTCTGCAACAGAGCGTGGCCAACGGTACAAAAGTTATTGTTCGAGCTAATTCATATGTGGTACTAACCGGCGATGTGGTTGACGTTGCTACTAGACCTAGTACTGCTTTGAGACTAATAGACAGCAGCGATGTCTATCGTGTATTGGATTTTGCAGAATATGGCCCAAGTTATGACCTAGAAATATTCACAGTAACTGGGATGACTATAGCTGCTGAATGCGTAATTACCACTAGCATAAATCATCGTCAGCAGGTTGGTTACCAAGTGGTGTTTTTTAGATCCGTTGTTGGAGACACAGTACCTACACCAATTGATGCCAATCTTGATCCTGATCTGTCCACCATATACTATGTTACAGAAGTTGTTGGCGACACACAGTTTAAGATTTCAGCAGTAGACGGTGGTACTCCCGTAAACACTTCAGCCAGTGTGGCCACTCTATCTGGTACAGTAATCATGCGTCCATATGGACTGGCATTGACTCAGCTGAGAGAAAACTACAACTATGTTGAGCTAGGTGTGTATAGTGTACAACCTTTCTTGCTGCCAAGCCCCCCGACTTGTACAATCACTCCAGGCAGTCCTGGCGAAGTAAATCTAAGTACTCATGGATTCCTTCCAGGCACACAGATTAAATTCCAAACTTCAAATACTTTGCCTAGCGGATTGACTGCAGATACCTACTATTGGGTGGTAACTAAAGATCTCAGTGCCGGTACTTTTAAAATTTCAACTGTTGCTCCGATCGACAGCACAATGATCGGTATAGGAGGCACACTCAGCGGCAATAGTATTTCGGGATTAAATGCTACCAATAATATAACTGTGGGATCTCGACTGGTTCCAAGAGCTAACATTACTTCAGTAACTGGAGTCAGCACTGGAACTACGGCCACATTGACTTTTGCACAGCAGATTCGTCCCCCATATCTTGTTGGACAAAGTATCACAGTCAGCGGATTTAGTGGCGGAGATGTCAGCCTCAATGGTACAAAAACTGTAATTTCCTGTACAACTACCACAGTGACATATGCCAACGCTGTGGTAATAGCTTCAGCCAGTGGTGGTACTATTGCTGTAGTTGCTACAGGTAGTCTAGGCACAGATCCAGTAGTAGCTACTATTGTTAACACTACTACAATAACTATAACATCTACTAGTCCGTCAAATGGTTCAGTGGTGTTTGACATTGAAGGGCTTGAACATAACATTACTACTGCAGGGACAGGAACACTGCAAGTTGGAAAAGTAATTGGTGGACAAACCAGTACTACACTTGCAATTTCAGATCTTCCAGGAACCGATATTACCAGAATCAATAACGGTATTGCTTCAGGAGACTTTTATCTATTTTTACATGAAGGAACAACATACTCTGTAACACAGTTACAAACTAAAGCTCAATTGGGATTGCCCTATGGTCTAATAACTGTGTCCCCAGCTTTCGATATCAGTGCTGTTTCGTTTAATTCAAGTGTCACTTACAAGGCAGGTATACCAGTTTATTCTCCGTATGCTGTAGGTACCCTTACCATTAGAATTGCGTTGACACGAGTAACTTCACATGACCTGTTAGAGATAGGTACTGGCAGTTATGCAGATACCAACTATCCAAATGAAATCTACGGACCACCAGTTAATTCTATCAATAATGTTCCAGTCTCGTCAACTACACAGGACAACGACGGAAATACCATACTGCGAGCACAAACACAAGAACGGGGATCTGGTAGGGTGTTCTTTGTTACCACTGACCAATTTGGTAATTTTAATGTAGGCCCATTTTTCAAAGTGGATCAGGGAACAGGAACTGTAACTTTTGCTGCATCGCTATCACTGAGTCAACTTGACGGCCTGGGATTCAAACGTGGAACCACTATCAGTGAATTCTCCAACGAGGACAGCATGAGTGATCCTCAGCAAGACACTGTGCCTACAGAAGCTGCTGTAGTTGGCTATATTGAGCGTAGATTGGGAACATTTGCTGCATCTGGAAATGCAGTACCTGAAGCTAGTAGAATCCCAGTGAACGGCGGGTTTATGGCGCTGAGTGGTGCGTTAAACTGGTTAGGTCCAAATCCCATGGACATGAACAACTATCGTACTATAAATCTAGCTGACCCAACAGGGCCTCAAGATGCTGTAAATTTACGTAGTTTGACCTTGGATAACTTTGTTGATTTTGATCTAGTAAATGCACGTGGTGGTGATCTACTTGTGTTTACTGGAGTAGGTGCAGGAGTTGAAAATGCAGAAGTTTCTTCACTGGGAGATATTATTCTAGGACTGGACAGTACTGCACATACTGTGAGCTTGACTGTACAAAATGATAAAATAGTGAACTCGCAGATAAATTCTGCAGCAGCTATTGAGCAATCAAAACTGGCTTTGGAAAATGCCTATGTTACTAAAACATCTAGCTATGCGGTTACTGCGACAGGAACTGGCTCTACTGCAACACTGACCTTTGGTGCAGTGTTTACTGCTGCTCCTTTTGTTGCTGGCAACAAGATCACAGTAAGTGGGTTGTCTATAGCTGGATATAATGGTACACATACTGTTGTTACCTGTAGTGCTACAACATTGACCTATAGCAGCACTGCTAGTGGATCTGCATCCGGTGGTACAGTTAGCCCAGTAAAAGGTATAGCTGTATTTGATTCTGATCAATTTACCACAGTTGACGGGTTTGCCAGTTTAAAAGCCAACGGAGTAGCTGTTGGAAAAATTGCAGAGATTTCAGCAAAAAGTGCTTTAGCAAATAACACCGCTGGAGTTGCTAGTGTGTCTGCTGTAGCGTTTACTACTATTGTGGATGAAGGCGACGCAATTAAAAAGAATCAATTTACCACTCAGGGATTCTTGCGTAGAAAAGAACTTTCTACTACCAACACCGAAGACATTGATTACGAAGTTGTAGCAGGAGTTGACAATGCAGGTACTGCTAGTAGTGTAGTGTTGCGAGATAGCAGCGGAAACATAACAGTCAACAGACTTCGTCTAATGGATAATCCTGGTTCAACACCAACTGTTGCCAAGACTGTAATGGAAATGGACGTTGCTGGAAGCTATACTAAAATCTATGGTTATCTAGGAAATACTGCCAGCCCCGGAGCGGTGTATATTGGTGACGGTGTAGCCAGCATCAGCAAGAAAACATTGTTCTACAATGAGAACCATATTTTCTATACACAAAACGGATTGAGCAAGTCACCGATTCAAACCGGAAGTGTAACTGCAGAAGGCACAGTAACTACTACTGGATTGATAGCAGGCGGTGGCGGTGGCACAGCTACAGTATCTGGTATATGGACTCTTAACGTTGGAGCAAGATTCCAGGCAACATACTCAGCTGACTTGGCTGAGTATTATGAAGGTGATCTTGAATACGCTGTTGGTACTGTGCTGGTGTTTGGAGGAGACAAAGAAGTTACTGTTTCAAACAGTCAGGCAGATTATCGTGTTGCTGGAATTGTGAGTGACAACGCTGGTTATGTAATGAACGGTGCTTGTCCTGGACTTAAAAACTTGATAGCATTACAGGGTCGTGTACCTTGTCGTGTAGTTGGTAAGATAGCAAAAGGAGATTTAATGGTAACATCTAACATTGCTGGTGTTGCGATTTCTGCAAAAGGATCGGCACAAACAGGAACTGTTATTGGTAAAGCTCTTGAAAGTTATGATTCAGATCATATAGGCACCATTGAGATTGCCGTGGGGAGAGCATAATGTCACAACAAAATATACAACCAGGATCTGCTCCTTTACTTTGGAGTACGGTAGATGAAGCATTTAATAGAATTAATTCTAATTTTACCGAACTCTATCTTACCATAAGTGCCGGTAGTTCTGGCGCAGTGGATCTAACAAATTTAACTTCCAGTCTTGTGCCAGCCACTTCAGGGACCTACGATCTTGGATCTAGCACAAGAAGATGGAAAGATCTATATCTCAACGGTACCAGTATTGATCTAGGAGGAGCACCGATTACTAGTACAGATGGCGTTACAGTTAATTTGCCAGTAGGATCTACTGTGGGAAATATACTGATAAGAAATCCTTCTGAAAGTAATTTTTCTTTTGTTGCTGTTGCTGGACAATCAAATATACAGGCCAGTGGCTTTTCCGATACATTAACTGTGGCTTCTGGAAATGTTGGCATATCACTAGCAACAACGCCCGGAACAAACACATTGAGTATTTCCAATGCTGGGGTTACTTCTCTGACAGGAACAGTTGGTCAAATTGGAGTTAGCGGCGGTACTGGTGCAGTTACACTGACCAATCTTGGAGTTATTTCTCTAGCAGGCACTGCTGGACAGATTGGTGTTAGTACTAGTACTGGTGCAGTTACACTGACCAATCTTGGAGTTACACGAGTGGTTTCGGGTAATGCAGGTATAACGGTAAACGCAACTGGTCCAAGTGGAACTGGTGTAATTACCATTACATCAAATGCAATTCAACCAACTTTTAAAACTGTTGCCACTGCTGCTGTAGGGCAATCGTCATTTAACGCTGTATCCACAGCTGATACTCTAACCATTAACGGCGCAGGAACAGTTACAGTAACTACTAATCCTGGCACTAAAACACTGACTCTTACAGGCAGTTCTACGTTTGATTTGCGAGGATCAGTGTTTGCAGATGATTCAACCTTGTTGGTAGACGCTACTGATGGTGTGCTTAGAGGAACACTGATTGGTACAGTGGTTGGTGAGTTAAAAGGTTCAGTGTTCGGGGATGACAGTTCAACATTAGTGGATGCTGTAAACGGATATATCTATGGTAATGTTTCAGCTACAACATTAAGAACCAGTGAAGCTAGAATATCACTAGGCAGTGGAGCAGGCAGTGCTACGGCCGGTACAGCTATTGCAATCGGTCAAGATTCTGGAAATTCTAATCAGTCTAGTACAGGACTTGGTATAGGATTTAGGGCAGCTCAAACTGATCAGGGAACAAATGCTATTGCCATTGGCACTCAAGCTGGTCGAACTACTCAAGGGGCAAATGCTATTGCTATTGGTAGACAAGCCGGCGAAACCAGTCAACACGCTAACTCAATTATTTTAAATGCCACTGGTACAGCTTTGAACAGTGATGGCACAGGTAGATTCTTTGTTGACCCTGTCAGGACCAGTAGCGCCGGTGCTCCGTTAATATATAATTCAACCACCAAAGAAATTACCTACAGCAACGTATTAGAATTTATCAACAGCACTATCAGCACCAGCGACTCTAGCGGATTGATAGTGGATGTACAGACTACATTCAATACCGATGTAACTTTTGACAACGACATAACTGTAAAAGAACGATTAACAGTTAAAGGCAGCAGAGTTATTACGTTAAGTGAAATAAAGTCTATTGTAGCAGCAAGCTCGAGCTTTGCTGATTTCCAGACAAGAATGGCAGCAGCGACATAACGGAGCGATAAATGACTAAACAAATTATAAACGTAGGCATAACAGCTAACGATAAAAAGGGAGATAGCCTACGAGCTGCGTTCCAAAAAGTAAATGCTAACTTTACAGAACTGTATACTGTATTAGGAATAAATGCAGACGGCACGTTAAACCTAGGAGCATTTGAGTTTACGGGCAGTGTGATGAGCACTACTGATAGTTCAGCAATTACTATCGATCAAGCAACTACCATAACCAGCAACTTGACTGTGGGTGGGGACATATTACCCAGCACAAACTTAGGTGGCAATATTGGTAGCCCAACGCAACAGTGGCGTAGTTTGTATGTCAGCACCAACACCATATTCATTAACAACATTCCATTAAGTATTACTGATCAAGGTCAACTGATTATTGACGGAGATGTGGTTACAGGCGGCAATGCTAACACTGGTGATATCACATTTGCGAACAACACAATCATTGCGGACCCAGGCGCAGTTTTCCAACTTGAATCCAAAGACGACAACGATGTTGTTCGAGCCTACTTTAGACTAGATCCAAGCAATGGCCTAGCAGAAATTGGAATTGATGGTGGTGGCGATTTTAAATTTGAATTTGTTGATGACACCACAAGACTACGACTACCTCCAGGCGGTGACATTGTAGACAGCACAGGTGCTAGTGTATTAGGTGGCGGCGGATTATCTATCACAGACTTTGGCCTAGGCTTTACTGACTCATTAGATGCTGGAAAAATCACCACCAGCAAACTGTACAATGAAAATCCCAATCCGGGACTCAACAACCTGTATGTACTGGAAGTCACCAATGGCGGTGTTGTGGTATTGCCAGATCAAAGTATCATCAACGGTGCTACACTAAAAACCGTAGCAGGCAACTATGCTGGTATCACAGCAGGCCCGCAAGGTGCTGATGAAGATTCATGGATGTGGGTTGACAACAATGGCGCTACTATTGCTACAAAATACAGCACAGATGCTCACACTTGGACATTCAATAACGATGGCGACTTAACTGCTCCTGGAGATATTGTTGTTGGCGGCATTAATGGTGGTCATCTTATCGTAGACGGTAACGACGGTGATAACACTAGTGTGCGTTGGTATAATATGCCCAGTAATCAAGACCACAGCATCATCAGAACCTATACTGGTAATCCAGATGATGAAACAGAACTAAACCGAGGTCGAATTCAACTAGCCTGGCAAGACAGTGATCGCAGTGGCCTAAGAATTATATCATATGATCGCAGTAATGATAGCAATGATGAAGAAGATGTTGTTACACACAGATGGACCTTCAAAGGCGACGGCGGATTACAATTCCCAGACGACACAGTTCAGACCACAGCCTACACCGGCGGTAGTGGAAGTAGTACAGTAGTCCGTCAAGACACAGCACCCACAGCAGCCAATGGCACCTTATGGTTCAACACACTAGAAGGCAGACTCTACATCAAGTACAGCGATGTTTGGGTAGACGCGGCTCCACTAGTTCAACCACCACCAGACACTGATATTGATGTTAATTCTATTACATTCCCAGATGCGTCAGTATTAACTTCTGTGGCGGACCTAACTCCAGATAGATTAGTCAGCGGCGTTCATGAACTGGTGCTTGGCACAGATGGTGTTCTAACACTGCCAAATGATATGACCATAGACGCATCGGTGAGTTTTGGAATTGTAACAATTGGTGGCGACAATACTGAGATTAGCATTGACAACGGTGGAGCACCTCCGGGATTCCGTATTACAACTGATAAGACCGGAGAAAGTTATCAATGGTTTTTTGGTGAAGATGGAAATCTAACACTACCAGGAGATTCAAATGGAACGATTGGAGAAAATGAAACTGGGTTAGCAATAACCAGCGAACAAGAGTTTGCTATTTTTGCTAACTCAGTTGAGAGCTTTAAGCTCTGGAGATTTGGCACAGATGGTGCATTAACATTGCCTACCGGTGGACATATTGGTCCGAGTGGCGGTAAAGGACTAGGTACTACGTATGGCGGCGCAAATGATCATTTAGTAAGTTTAACCAGTTATTATGATAGTGGTCTATATTCCAGTTGTGTTACTGCTTACGCTGATGGTACATTAAACATCACTGCTTATAATGATGGCGGCCCAAATCCGGCTAAAATCTGGACATTTGACAATACTGGTACTCTGACACTCCCAGATAACAGTGGTATTAAATCCGCTACCAACATCGACATCACCATAGACACTCCGGACAGCAGCACATTCAATTGGCAGTTCGGTGCAGATGGTGCATTAACATTGCCTGGTGGTAGTACCCGTATTGGCACATTGCTGGGATCAGATGCTATTATAGCCAACGAGGACACAGTATTTGCTGTTGTAACACAAGGAACAAATGGTGCGGGCGTACTGATATGGATAGAAGATTCAGAAAATTTTAGTACCAGTAATCTAGCGGCTGTATATACCAATCCAGAAGGTTCGGGAACTGTTAGGATAGCAACAGGTGCCAATGGCAGCCCTGGACCCAAGTTCTGGACATTTGGCACAGACGGTAATTTAACATTGCCAGGCGACATCCTCAGTGAAAACGGTATTAATATTGACATCAACTTGAGTGACTCAACATTACGCAGATGGCAGTTTGGTGAGGATGGTGATCTAACATTCCCAGATAATACTGTACAGACAACGGCTTATACTGGCAATACCACTGCGACTACTCCAACAACAACTGGTATCCCTAATGGGTTCACCCTGTCTACTGGCAATAATACTAACCTCACTCCAGGCAACTATTTCAACATACTTGTTGGGTTTGATGGCAAAAATGTTACGCTAGGAGTTCAGGTTAGCAGTGAATATAATATTACTATTTTTGGTATTACAAATGCGTCGCCAGCTACTTTTATTATTGGTGACAATGCTGTAATAAATGGCGATCTTATTGGTGGTGCTACACCTGCTGATGACTTGACTATTACTGTAGACAGTCTAGAGACTGTTGCTATAGACCTAACTAAAACTATCAACAAACTAACAGACGGCAATTATGCTTTAGCAGACGGTGTTGAAGGTCAAATCATGTATCTAGTTAGAAGTCCCGAAACTATCTCTGAGAATGTGTTTGTAGATGTACTAAATGGTGATGGTGATAATCCACTGCGTCCATTTATGACTAATGGTGGATTTGCCGATATTGATAATACTGGAATCTGTACCTTAATCTTTACAGACGGTACTTGGAAACAAACTGGCGGACTGTGGGATTAAAAACCGATAAATATGAATAGGACACAAAAATGGCAATAACATTTCCAACAGAGCCCACACTAGGGCAAGAATTCGTAGGTGACAACTCTGTGACCTATCAATGGACCGGCAGCATTTGGAGCACACTAGTTCCTTGGCTAGCAGGTAGAGCACAGTATGTAGCAGAGGGCGGGTTTGCTGATCAAACCTACAACGATAACTTAGACAACACCATCGACGGTGGCAACGGAGCATAAACAATGACAACAAGAATCAAACTACGCCGTGACACTGCGGCAAACTGGACACAAGAAAATCCCGTACTAGCCGCCGGCGAACCAGGATTAGAAACAGATACTGGCAAGGTCAAGTATGGTAATGGTACCAGTACTTGGGCACAGTTGAGTTATGGTGGAGGCGATGGTGCTACTCTTACTGCTGAAGGCAATGTTGTAGTCACAGCAGGAAGCACAGAGCATTGGATCGCCACACAGCGTAGCCAAGAAGGGGACACTAAACCCCGTGCTCTGCGTTATGACAGCCTGGGTAATCTTTACTCATTGACTCAAACTGATGAAGATGATGACAACTACCCCATAGCAGTTCTTACCAAATACACAGCCGCTGGTGCCATAGCATGGCAAAAATCATTCAGTGAGTATTATCCAATAGCATTGGCCATAGACAGTTCGGATCGTGCTTACATTACTCTTAACGCAGGCGATGAAAGTTCTGATGTTATCGTGATGCAGTTTGAATCCACGGGCACTTTGGGTTGGAAGAAAGAATATGTCATTGGACAGATTTCGTCCTTCCTAGGCTACATTGAAGAAAAGAGCACTACCACATTGGCCTTGGCCTTTTCAGTGGGTGAAGGTGGTCCAGGACCTAGCGCAGTATTAATAATGGAAATCAGCATCACTGATGGCTCAGTGCTGTTGAAAAAATCCTTACAGTTGCCCGTAACAGACCTTGTGATTGTTACAGGTATCGATGTTGACCCTGATGAGAATGTTTTTGTCACTGGTTATTACAACGACACCAATGCCGGTGTTAACAAGATGTTCATTGAAAAACTAGACGAGGATCTAGAGCCTGTATGGAGCAAGAGTCTAGAAGCCCCTGACAACTATGATATGACAGGCGGTGACTGTGCCAGTGACGCACTGGGCAATATCTATGCGGTAGGTGCCTATGAAGTTAAAACTACAAACAGTGATATCAATAACACTCCAGAAGCGTCTGCTGGTATATTGACCAAACTGAACTCAAGTGGTGTGGTACAGTGGACACGCAGACTTGGTCCGGGACCTTGCGGCAGTTGGATCGCAGGCCTAACAGCCACTGCCACAGGTGATGTTTATCTATCATCAGTGACATTTGCCAAGAAAACAGGTGCCCTACCTGATGTTTCAGAACAAGGACGCGAAAATCTTGGACAGAACAAGATGATCGTGGTTCGCTATGACACACAGGGTGCGGTGGTTTGGCAACGCTATGTTGATGTGGCTCACTTAGAAGAAGAGGAACCCGATGGTCAAGAATTCACCCGCGGTCAGGCCATAGCAGTATTTGGTGACAAGTTTGCCGTAGACGGATACGGATACAGTTGGAATACCACACCGTTTAGAGTCAGCAATTCAGCAGACGACGAATTCGATTACTTTGTGGTACAGTTGCCCACAGCAGGCACTGACTTGACCATTGGTGATTTAAGTTTTACAGAAAGCCGAGTGCCAGGACGATTTGTCACCCACACTACCAGCGACAGTCCGTTGACCCACGAAAACTGGGATGGGACTATTACCGCAACAAATTCCACACTGGTACCAGACGCTGACACCACTGTGGCCAACAACATTGTCAAGAGTGAAACTTACGCTTATACATTTGGTGCTGACGGTACGCTGACCATACCCAACGATGGTGACCTTAAACTGACACAGACGCAGGTAGGTTGGTTTATTGGTCTAGACAGTCGCGATTCTAATAATCACATCGAAGGCGATTGCGTTGCAGTTGACTCACAGGGCTACAGTTATATAGGTGGCGACGAAGATGACGACGACCATGCATTCGTAATGAAGATCAGTCCTGAAGGCGATAGACTATGGAGTGTTAGAGTTTTTGAAGATGACAATGGCGACAATGGTGAGTTAACCAGCCTCAAAATTCATCCCGTCACAGGCAACATCATGGGGTTGGGTTATGTTTTTGACACCTATACTTACAGCATATTGTTTACTTTAGATCAAGATACTGGTCGTCTTTTAAATGTTACAGAATTCAAAGACAGTGACGGCGATGTTGAACTAAACACCATTGCCTGGACCAGCGACGGAGCCTATGTGATAGGTGGTAGAAAAATGGGCGAGTTCAGTGCTGAGTTTCCTGTAGTCCCACAAACAGGCAGCGGTGTAGGCACTATTGTGATTTTAAGAAGTGCTGTTCCAGAAGTTGAGTATATCAATGACGACTGGCAGATTGGCGGAACTGGTATTTCACCGTTCCAAAGTGTTAACTTTTCGGAACGCTACACTGGATTGACTGGTACAACACGAGAAGGTTCAGGTGCTGTGTTTAGTATTACTATTGGCGGCACCGGCCCTTATACCTACGAAAGTGTCACAGCGACAACTGCTGGCACTGACTATCGCCCTGGACACAAGATCAAGGTGTTGGGCACTGACCTTGAAGGATTGACCCCAACCAATGATGCCGTAATTCAAGTCACTGAGGTCGACGGATCGGGCGGAATCGTTACTGCCACTATAACTGGAACTTATGGCAACGCACAAGAAGCACCTTATACCTATACAGGCAAAACAGGCACTAACTTTGAAGTAGGTTCTGGATTAACCTTTACAATACAAGGACCGTTCTTTGACAACGATTACAGCAATCAAGACGGTACTCGTACAATTACTGCCAACGGTAGTAACTATGTCAACGGTGATTTCGTTGTCGTTCCCGGAACAAGCCTAGGCGGAACAAGTCCCGCTAACGACCTAACACTTAATCTCTATGTTGACCAAAATGAGCAGTTCATCAATAATGTGTCAGGTACAAGTCAATCCTTAACTTGGAAGATAGAAACAACCGCACAGGTTGACTTTACTGCCGACGGTAGTTGGTCAGTGACCTACTCACGAGACAATGACTGTGTGCTGATTACTCCTACTTGGCAGCGTACATTTGGCACAGCAAAAGATAAGTATGATGAAATAATTACACTAGCAATAGACAGCCAAGACAATATCATTGCGGTAGGTGATGGATATGGAGAATTGGCAGCGAACAATTTTGATGATCTATCGGTGGTCTACAAGTTCAACAGCGCAGGTACATTACAATGGGCTCGTCAACTCAACGCTGGAAACGACGATCACGAAGGACATAGTGTAGTGACCATTGGCACAGACATCTATGTTGTAGACGAAAACGACGAGGGTGATTCTTTTGTCAGCAAGTTAGACAGCACGGGCACAGTCAAATGGCAGAGACGCATTGAAGGTCAGGATATAACCATTGCCCGTACACTGGACGGAAATCTATTGATAGCAGCCGAAGATGGTGATGCGCCAATTACCACAGACAACGACACTGCTATTAAAATATTCCTACTAACACCCGCAGGAGAAACTGTGTGGAAGCGTTGGCTGTCTCCTAACATTGACTATAGTGCTTACATTGGCAGTTCTGGTGAGTGTCTAGTCACAGACGCTAACAGTTTCTATATCACGGGACGTAATAGCACCGATGATGATAATTGGGCTTGGGCTGCTCGCTTGCCTCTAGACGGCTCGGGCACAGGCGAGTATGGACAGTTCTGCTACACAGATGTTAATACAGAGACCAACTACTGGGGCGCCGATTTCAACTACGCTATTGATGTTGTTGATATAGCAGGTGTGAACAATTATGCTGGCCTATTAAACGACAGCAGTGATCCATTGATCAAAACCACAGCCACAGTGACCGTGACTACTAACAACACCAGCGACTATGACGTTAGCAGTTACTATCCACCAATGGTCGTAGAAATTGTGCGTGACACAGACGGCGGCAACATTGTGTTTGCCGATGGTACCAAACAGAGTACCAGTGCTACAGATGTTCCGCAGAGACTGTTCAATGGTGTAGCATATACGCTAGGTATGGTGGATCGCGGTCATCACATTCTCTGTACCGACGATATCGAAAGCATTCGTATCCCCTACAATGCTCGCGTAGAGTTCCCCATAGGCACAGTGATTACCATTGTGAATCCTCGAGGTGATAGTGTGGCTATCAACACAGAAGGCGGCAGTATACAAGTGATGATCCCCGGTGATGATAATTACTCAAACGGTGGAACTTTCCTAGTATCTGAGTACGGTATGGCCACGCTGTTAAAGATTGGTATGGACCAGTGGGTATTGGCCGGCAATGTTGGACCAGATTAAGGAAACGAGATGCCCATATCACAAATATTATTAATCAGCACCACCAGCGGTGGAGGCGGTGGAGGCGGTGGATTGGCTCCGCCAACTACTTTTACACCTAACGTAGATACCAGCGGCATAGTTACCTCAGGTTGGCAAATCCTTATGGCCACCACCGGATTAAAATCTAGTGAAACCTTAAGTGATCCTTTTGCCCGTATTGGAACTATCGGATTCCGAGAAGCCAACTTCCAATCTTCTGGGGCAATTACTCGCACAGCATTTGGCGACGGCCGTGGTGTTTATGCTAACTTTTTCCTCAAAACTGGCATTACAAAAATAGCCTTGGTAGATGGTTCTGGTACATTATCAGATCCCACTTCTAACACCAACTATTTGATATACGATCTAGTGTCCAGTACAGGTTCGGAAACCATTTACGATATTATTAGACGCTTGGATTATTTTATGCAAACCAATACTCCATTTGACGAAAATGACACAGTATATGGCAGTCCAGCAGTTACCGATTTCACTGCTGGCGCAAATGGATATTCTGGTTTATTGACCAGCAATGGCGGCACAGGATTTAGGGACAACGACGGAGACCTTCCAGACAAGTTTGTCATAATGGGTATCAATCGAGCCGGTGACAACGACATTCAGGCCTTGTGCTCTTACAGTGGTAATCTACTGTCAGGTAAAGGTGATCAATGGCGCAATAATAATCCATTAGAAACATTTTGGAGTTATTGGGGCAATGATTTCCACACC